TTGCTCCTTTGTTTTAATATGCACAAAACAGATAAGTGGCAAATGTACACAATCTAATGTACGCCGAACCTTATCTGTTTTGTTTATCCTATTATACCATATTCAATTATTGTTCGTCAAGGCTTAACTTAAAATTTCTTTCAGAAAATCAAGAAAACCTTCAACATCTTCTTTTCCTACTACATGAACCCCTGCCGCATATCTCTCATTCATTCCAGAAATATCAGCCATGTGGTCTGTGAGGCAAGCGAGTGCAATCTGTCCATGTTCAATCATTTCCGCTTCTCCACTGCTTAACTTTAACTGCTCCTTTCTCTTGCTCATAACACTAAACAGTGTATTAATTCCATTTGCAAGACAGCCCTGCGCCATCTCGATTTCTTTCAGACGTTCTAACAACATTCTGTTTGTTGCTTCCTTTGTTTCTTTCCCCTCTTTCTCGGAAACAACCTCAAATTCTTCTTCTTTCCACTTGAGGACATTGTTCAAATCATACGAACCGAAACCGATGTTATAATCATCGTTGCCGACCTCTCTGTATTTAATCTCATAATACGGTTTGTTTCGCACACCTCCTACAATAACCTCAATGTCGTCCACAGCTAATTTGTTCCCTTTGTTCTCACTCATGTTTTGTTCTCCTTTCTGAACTTACTCTGTTTACTCTTTTATATTAACACACCATTATCGGAATGTCAATCTCAATTATAATTCCATCCCTTTTTATGTCTTCTCTGTATCTCTTAACCTCTGCATTTTTCATGTCTTCTGTTAAATCATCATCTGTTATTATTTCTATTTCCCTATTGCCTTGTTTAACGAACTTACTTCCTTTATAACACATCATAAATAAAAACTTTTCCAATGTCATATATGTTATACCTCTTTTTGTTTATTTGTTTCAACTGCCCTAACTGGATTCGAACCAGTGTTACAAGAGTCAAATTCTTGTGTGCTACCATTACACTATAGAGCATTGATGGAGGAGAAGCGAAACTCCTCCATGTACCATATTTTATTTGTGTGTGTTTTAATGACTTTAACCACCTGTCAACCATTCTACATCTCTATATCATCAACAGAACCTTTATAGAATCTTTTTACCAACTCAGTAAAATCAAAATAATTTATTCTACGTCTAAACGCTTCTCTTTCAGCTCTCTTATACTGTCCTCTTCTTAACAATGATGCAACCTGTACCATAATCTCTACTTCCTCTCTGTTGTTTTTATGTTCTCCTGTTTCTTTAACTTATGTATTTATTATAACATTCATGCTATGTTTTGTCAACAATTATTTGAAATATTTTTTAGAAAACTCTTCATTGCTCATTGTTTTCATATCATAAACATAATCAATTGCGTCTGCACTATTCATTCCCAAACCTTCAACAAGTTCTCTAACCATTCCTGTTAAATTATTATTTTTGATAAATTCTTTCTTCATTGTTCTTTACTCTCCTTCTTCTATGGTTGTTTATTTGTTTTCCTTATCTTTAATTATATTATAACACAACATAACACAAAGTCAATACGTTTTATAAAACTTTTTCAAACAAAATAAAAAGGACAGAAACAATGTTCTGCCCCCTTCCTTTTAGATTCCCTTAATGGGTATCTTGATAATCGGATTGTAGTCAATATACTTTCTGTTCTTTCTTGACCTTCCTTTGTTTGATGTGTCCAGCCTTACAATGCTACTGCCCCACTTCTTACGCAACAGCTCAAACTGTTCCTTTTCCCTTTCCATGTTACGGTACATTGCACAACCGCCCTTTTGTTCTGACTGCCTACAAACATAATGGTATTTGTTTAACCGCAATGCCCCTCTATACAGATTCATATTCTGTAATGTCATGTCATAATCTTCTTTCAACGGAAGTCTTTCATCATATCTAAGCTCATTCCCTTTTAAGAAACACTGGAAAGGTCCACCTATGTAGGATGTAGTGCTAAACGGGGAATACTGCCGATAGGACATTGTATCACTATTACAATTCAATCCCCAAAATTTAAAACCCCAATCATGGCACAATAAGGAATAACGATATAAGAAGTCTAGTAATTCATCTGATTTTACTTTTACTTTCTCATACGCATATGTTCCATCATCTGACATTTCAAAATGTTCTATGGCTCTTAAATCATCATCAATCAATAACACAATATCTGCACCATGTTCAAACTCTGTGTCAAGAATGTAGTTCCTTACTCTGCACAGATTTCCCTGTACACCTTTCGGACACTTCACAATGTTTTCTGTATGTTTCGGGTTGAAATCCAGATATGCTTCATACTCTTCTGGTGCAACATAAACTTTACAGAAAGGAATATAACTTAGCGTCTCCACCTTATACCGTTTATAAGACGGACAAGCAACAATGATTTCTTTCCCCTTATACTTCATTACCCTGCACCCTTTCTAACGCTTTCTGTCCGTCTAGCACCCTTCCTACTCCTGCTCGCATACCGAATGACTTCTTGTTCCCTTCCTTCTTTGTTGGGTACGCCTTTGCTTTCTCGATTCCAAACAATCCCATAGCATTGAGCCAATCAATCTTGTTATTGAACTTCAACACAATGTAATTGTTCTCTTCATTCAGTATCTCTGTGAATGGTACATCTGGTTCAACTTCTATTGTTTCATCTTCCAGTGCATCAATACTAAATCCAAACACTTCCATGTCAATGTCTGATTTTAGAAGTTCGTTGATTTCTTCATTAATCAATGTTTCGTCATAACTTGATTCTGCTGTTTTGTTTTCAATCAATCTCCAAGCCTTGATTTGTTCCTCTGTCATATCATCCAGACAGATTGTAGGCACTTGTGTAAGTCCTGCTTTCTTTGCCGCAAGTATTCTTCCATGACCTTCAACCACATAACCTTCTTTGTCAATTGCTACTGCCCTGTGTTCAAAGAACCCGAACTGCTTAATACTGTTCATAATTCTTTCAACCTGTTCTTTCGGATGTTTCTTTGCGTTCTTCTTATATGGTTTTAACTCTCTGATGTTTCTGTATGTTACCTTGATACCACTTGCTTTTGTTCCCATGTATTCTATGCCCCTTTCTATATTCTTTGTTCTGTCTTTGTTCTAAATGGTATGTTATGTTCTATTGTTCTTTGTATATTTTTGTTATACTATTTGTATTCTTTCTGTGTTCTGTACTCCTTCATATCCAAACAATATACGTAGTTCTGTTCTATGTATTTTTTCTTCTTTGATTTGTTCTATCTGTTTTGAATTTCCTAACAAATACTTTAATTGTTCAATACAGATTTCTATGTCTGCCATTTCTTCTGCTATCATATATTCTGCATGAATCATATCTGTCTGGCAGGTTTTATCTCCCTGTTGGATTCTCTGATACTTACACAACGCTTGTATTAATTCTCCTGCTTCTTCTGTGCATTGTATCATTCTGTTTTCTAATCCAAACTGTTCTGCTTGTTCTATTATACATTTATCTGTTTGTGTTTGTTTTAATTCTGCATCAGTTTCCATTTGCTTTCACCTCAAACAGTGTTATGTTATTCAAGTAACAATACTCCATGATGTCTTTGTACTCTTTTGTTCTTTCATTCGGCAGATAGGTATAATATACGTTTTCATCCCTTCTTCCCTTTACATGCTCAAACATCAATGTTCTGTAAATCTTCACATCTTTGTTTTTCAGCAATGCAATACCACTACTAATAGAATACATCTTAGGATAGTTTATGGTTTCTTCATACTCATATACAACCAACACAACATCTTTTTCAATTGGCAATGTCAATCCAACATTTCTATGTTCTTTTGTTTGTATCATACTTATAACTCGGTATCCTTCTTCTATTCTTTTGTCTATTCTTTCTACAATATTATATTCTTCTGTTATTTCATACCTTTCTATAACCTGTTTTATCATGCTCCCGTTCTCCTTCCCTTAACCTTAACCATGCAATCACATTCTGCACTCGTTTATGTGTTAGTGCTTGTTCTTTTGTTATGTTATGCTTCTTTGTATACTTTCTTACATAACTGTCTATGTCCTTATGTAATTTACTTTTCATGTTCTCCCACCTTTTCTGCAAACATGGAAAACTGTTCATCCTGCACTAACTTGATTCCTGCATATTCTTCTGTCAGTGCTACCATTTCGGACATCTTCACCACACCACTTGTAAATGCTTCATATAGGCTCATACAATCATCTATAAACTTTGGTATGCGCTTCTTTGCTGACTTCTGCCAATAATCAGACACCAACACATTTGTTGGAATAACTAACATCATTGTTAGTATTTGTTCTGCTAAAGCATTTGTCTTATCCAGAATCACCTGTTTTGCCTTTTGCTGTTCTTCCCTTCTGATTCTTTGTTCTAACTGTTCCAACTCCCTTGCTGTAAGTGTGTAGGTTTTGTTATCCTTTTTCTGTTCTCTCTGTTTCCTTCTTAATTCTGCTCTGCTCATATTCAACCTCTATTCTGTATATAAAATATACTGTTGCTGTTCTCCATTTTTCCCATTGTTCAGAATCTTAATTTGTCCATAGACTTCTGTTGTGACTTCTTCCCCTGTGTTTGGGTTTTGTGTAATGATTGTAACTGTACCCATATTGTTTGGTTCTGGTATCACAATTTCCAATGGTTCTGGTTTATATTCTTCTACAACTGCTGTTTCTTGTTCCTGTTTCCCTTTTGTTGTAATATGATTGATAATATAACAAGATAACAAGATTATACTTGCTATCATTACTATCTGTGATACTACAAACAAGGCTGTTTTTATTTTGTTCTTCATTTCTTTATACTCCTATTTTACTATGTTCTGCTATGTTTGTCAATATGTTCTTGGAAAATAATTCATTTTGTTCTGTGTGTTTCCCTATCCACTCCATAGCAGACAACCTTCTGTATCCTTCTATTTTCGATTTTAAGCCGCTTTCTTCTTCAAGGTGAATACTTCTAAGGGTTGGGTTATTATCTTCCAGAATATCCACAACAGACGCTTTCCTGCCGCTATCCTTCATAGATATCATTGCCCCAATCCTCATCATCCTCGCTGTCCTCCATCCAGTCTGTACTGTTCTCTGCATCCCATATGTCTTGTTCGTCCTGTTCATTCGGCTGATATGTTTCCCCTTTTGCAACAAGATTGATTGTGATATTGCTTGTAACCTTCCCTGTGTTCTCAAACATTTCTAGTTTGTCCATCATGTCTGTAATTTCTCTGATTGCAGAAACATCTCCCGTCAATCCCTTCTGAAACAATGCAACCATCAACAAAGAACGGTTCGTAAGTTCTTCATCTGTAAACCCAAAGGAACGCAACACTTGTTTCTTTTTATCGCTGTTTGTTTTCATCTCCAACAGCTGACGCATACAATTCTGTAACGCCATGTTTTGTTCCTTCTTCTTCTTCCTTGCTTCAACTCCCATCATTGCTATCTGTTTTCGTTCTTCTGGTGTTCTCTCATTCAGTGGTATTAGATTCTCACTCGCTTCTTTTACCTCTCTTCCTTTCCTTCTTCCCATATTCTGTTTTATCCTCCTTTTGTTTTATTATTTGTTCTCTAAATACACAACAAGACAAGGTTGCCCTTGTCTGTTACTGTCTCTATATGGTGAATCACGTTGCCGCTTGAATCAATCACAATATTTAGTTTATGAATCAATATGTTTACAAGTTACACGACGTTTCTCGGTTACGTCAAACGGATATATTACACACATTTTCTTGTACCACGACTAATATATGGCTACCACAGCGGCAACGTGATATTTATTTTATTGGTAGGCATTTCCATTTAAGGCTACCACTTACTTGTGCCAATCCAAGCACAACTCCTTCTTTTGATTCTATTATAACAGAGTTTGTTTGGATTGTCAACACTTAACTGTGATAATTTGCTCTGAATATGGTAGAACGACTGATGGTGTCCTTCTTCCTGTTTCCCTTTATCCTCTCATTTTCTTCTTGGAACTTTCTGTATTCCTCACATTCTGCATGGCATTTTACTGTCCTTCTCCCACATCCCTTGCATGGTGCGCAACTCATATACTATAGCCAACCTTTGCTTTTTAAATAGTCCTCTACATCACACAAATAAAGCATTGCTTCTTGTGTTTCTTCTTCCTTTATGCTAATGAACCCATTCTCATCTCTGTCCGTAAACCTCTGTAATGGAATCGGAAACCCTCTCTCTGTTACATGATTCAGTTTGTACCCTACTTCCCGAATGTACTTTACACATACCACCAGAACACACGATACTAGCAACATCTTAGGAGTGCTTAAATCCGTCCTAGCAATCACAATCGGTATCAATATCTGTAACACCACAGCAACCTTGTCTAATTCTTCAATTAGTCCGTATTTAAAGGTTGCTAACAATTCCCCGAATGTTTGTAACAACACAATCAATATGCTGTTCCCTCTTCTTCCTATATTCTTTGCTCTGCTCTTCCTCATTACAATATCTTTCCTTTCAATCCTTCTTTAATTAAGTGTAACTTATCCTTTAACCTTTTTCTGTATGGTGGCACTTTGCACACCTCACACATATATTTGTTTTGCGTCATAAAGAAACTGCCTGTTACTTCTTTACAGATACTACAATTCCTTTCGCATATTTCTTCTTCATCTGCTGTTACATATAACGTCAATCTTACTATTCTGTTCCAATCGTCTGTTTCAACCTTCTCTGTTCTGTATGTAATATGTTTTGAATTGTTCACAGCAATCACATTTGTAGACAACCATTTGCAACAATTCAAATATGCTTCTTTTGTTGTTTTCCCTTGAAAATCTTTCTCCAATATCTTCTCTGCTATCAACATTGCCTTACCCCTCCATGATTCTTTGTTTTGCTTCTACTGCACTTTTGTCTGCAAGTTCATTTAAGGGGTCGCCCTTGTGTCCTTTGACCTTTACCATTGTTATGTTCATCTTCTTTTCATATACAAGCAAATACATCTTTTCCCATATATGTTTGTTTTTTATAGGCTTTCCTTCTTTCGTTACCCAACCATTGTTATGCCAGTTCTGTAACCACCCTTTTGTAATAGCGTTCACAACATAAGCACTGTCGCAATATACTGTGACCTGTTTTGTTTTGCTCTTCAAGGCTTTTACTAACGCCATATACACTGCTGTCAGTTCCATCTCATTGTTTGTCGTCTGTCTTTTATTTCCTGTTACCACATTTGTTTTTATTCCATTGCTACATGGAACAACTTCTACATACGCCCAACCACCCTCGCCTGGGTTTCCACTGCAAGCACCATCTGTATAGAATGTTATTTGTTTCATTGTTCTGTTTTCTCCTTCTTCAAATCCGCATAAATCTTAATAATTGCCTTTGCAACAACTTCCCATAATGTTACGCCATTTACATCCCCTATCCACTCATAAGTATCTGTAACATGAATCACTCCCATGTGGTAAAACTTGAATTTCTTTCCTTCGCTGTATGTCCATATCTGTTGCAATTTATATGGGTATCGTTCACACAACCCATGCAACACCTGTTCTAATAACTCAATCGGTGCTATCTCTGTTCTTGTGTAATGGTTCTTTTCCAGAATTTTAGCACATGGTTTTACTTTCCAAAGGAACTTGTTTATTAACTCTCTGTTTCCTTCCTTCTTGCAATCTAACATGATGATGTCCTCTGTTTTCAATGTTCAATCCTCCAATCCATAAAGAAAGGCAGAGAAGCATTGTTCCTACCTCCCTGCCTTTGTTATCATTTCATTATTTTGTTATGTTATGTCAGATTAGATTTCCCAATCATCGTCGTCGTCCTCTTCATCCTCTGTTTCGGCTTCTGCTTCGTCTGCCTTTTTCAGAAGTTTCACATAAGCATCTGCGGACTGTTTCGGCTTTGTTCTGATTCCTCTGTCAGAACACATCTTGAACAGTTCTTTTGCAGACTTTCCTGCATACGGGTCTGTTTCTTCCTCATCCTCGTCTCCCCAATCGTCCTCGTCCTCATTTGCTGTTCCGTCATTCGCTTTCAGAACTGCGATAAGGGATGCTTTATCACGCTTCTTGCACTGTGAAGAAATACCTCTGTCACAGCACAGTTTGTACAGTGCCTTTGATGTCATGTTCTCATAATCATCTTCGTCTGCTTCGTCCTCTTCCTCAACTATCTGCTTTGACTTCGGCTTCTGTGTTGCCTTTGTTTCCTTCTTTGCTGACTTCTTCGGTGCTTCGTCCTTCTCTTCTGCATCTTCCACTTCTATTTCCACATCATCAATGTCTTTCAGACCTGTTTCCACAACTCTTGCTGTTACCTTCGGGATTGCTTTCAGAAGGTCAAGAACATACTCGCTGTTTGCCATTGATACGGTTCTTGTGAACAGTGGGTATCTGCTACCTACCTCTGCGATTTCCTCTACGTTGTTACCCATGATTGCTTCTGCGGCTTCATACGCCATCCAATTTTTTGCCATTTTGTTTTTCTCCTTTTCTTTTTAATTTGATTCTTTGTTTCTCTTGTTTGTTCTTTCCTTCTTCTCTTGCTGTTCTTTGTTTGTTTATCACCAGAAAGATTTTTATTTCCCTTCCTTTGATACTCTTATCTTAACACATCTTGTTCTGTGTGTCAACACGTTTTTGTAACTTTTTCTTTTTCTTTTTATTTTTATTTTTCCCCTTCGCAACATTCACAATCGCAAACGGTAATCAATCCTAACTTGATACAAGCATTGTCAACTGCTTCTTTTAACTGTAACAAACCATTTTCATCCACAATGCCAAGTCCTCCTTTAAGGAACACTTTGATTTCCTTCCCATCCTCTTCTGTTATCAACTGTTCCGCAATGGAATACCCAAGAGGATTGTTGTCTCTGTCAAATGCTTCTGAAATCACAACATTGCGCTGTTCCTTGAACTTCTGTTTTGACAGTTCTTTGTAAGTTAATCTTCCCATTCTCCTGCACCCCCTTCTTCGCTATTGTCGGGGAGTTCAATGATTGCTTGGAATCGTAACTGGATATAATCTTCATCCACCAAAGCACAAATGTTATCAAGATTCACATTGTCCACTAATGACTTGAAAGGTATTGTTGCGTTTCCATCCTTGTCAAAATTGACAGAACCTATGGTGAAGATGCCCAAACTCATTGGGTTGCTTGTTGCTGTTTTTGCATGAACCGTAATGTCATTGTTTAACCCCTGTAACAGTTCAACACTTGTTAGGATTTCGTCATATCGGAGTTTGAACTTCACTTGTACTGTTCTGTTCTTTCCAATGCTCAACCCTTCAAAGGTTGCAATGCCCTTTTGTTTGAATTTCTTTTCCAACCTGTTTTCTCCTTTCTCTGTTTTTCTCTTTCATTCTTTGTTTGAACTCTTGTTCTTGCTGTTCTCGTTCCTTCCCTTTCTGTTTCATGTAAGCTTGCCGAGCGAGGTAGGACTTTCCTGCGTTCCTACCGCCTACAAATACATTATAATTTGTTCCATCTCCATTGTCAACCCCTAAATCTGTTCCGCAAAACAAATCTTCGTTGACATTCAATTGTTCGGAAATATCTTCACCAGCCACAAGGCTCTGTATTAGCCCTAAATCCTCTGGTCTTATCATCACCCATACTTCGCCAGTATTGAGGAACTGCAAGGCAAATACAGGCAGTTTATGAGCCACAGCCGCATTTTGTTCAAGTATATGAATATCATTCTGTTTGATACTAATGCTCTGCTTGTCCGTAGATTTTAACTGACAGATACACTGTTCATTCTGTCCGTCCTCTTTCTCAATCCATCCTGCACCACTGTTCTTTGTCGGCTTGAATCCGAGCCGCTTCATAACCTCTGCTTCGTTTTTTCGATAGAACTTTGTTGAGCGTTTATTCATTTGTTTTGCCCTCTATTTCTTCCTTTCTCATATAACACTGCATCTCGTATGGACATTCCTCGCAAATCTCCCAGTTGTCATTCTTTTTATACCTTCCAAAACATTCTGGTTTTTTGTTATGTTCTTCCATTAAGTTTGTCTGTGTTCCATCCTCCTTTTCAATGAAAGTCAATGCGCTTTCTAATGTCTGATGTTTCTGTTCCCTTCTGTTTGTTTCATTCAAAACATCCAGAATATTGTTTGCTGTTAAGATGTCCAGTTTTACCACTCCGTTGTATTTCTTTGACTTCTCAACCTCGGTCTGTAACTGTTCTGCTAACTGTCCGATGTTGTATTGTTTTCTAATTACCATCCTGTTCCCTCAACTTTCTTTCTGTTTCTTCTTTCAGATATTGTAAATAGGGTTTGCTCTGTGCAAAGCCCTTCTTCCTTACTTCTTCAAGTTCTTCTTTCCCGAACAAATCTCGGAACATTGTTTCCTGTTCACTTACTTGGGAAGTATAACTTCTCACATATTCCTGTATGGACATTGTTTCACTTCCTTTTCTTCCTTGACTTTCCTGCAAGACTTAACGCAATCACAACCGCTTGATTCTGTGGTCTACCCTCTTTCATCAAGATGCTGATATTCCTCGCTATTGTCCGTTTGCCACGCCCTTTCTTTAACGGCATATCTTTCACCCCCTCCAACGGCTTAGTGCTTCTTTTTGCCATTATATAAAATCTTCTAATTCTTCTTGTTTTCTTTTATCTGTTGCAATCTTACAACCTTCTATTGCTTCACAGTTATTACATTCTAAATCTTTATCATCATAACAATTGTAACAATCTGGTACTCCTTTTTTATTTATTTTATATTCATTATTACAATTGTTGTCTTGTTTCTCTAATAACTTTTTTATGCACTCTTTTATCTGGTCACAATTTCTACACATATAAACATCTTGATAATTTCCGAAGCATGATTTTTTATCATTCTTTTCTGTTTCAATCATGCATTTTCTCTCATATATACACAAGTCACATTTTTCGCTACCATTTATATGACATCCAAAACAGGATTGTTTTTGTTCTTCTTCATTTACTTTTTCAATTACTTTCTTGAGTGCTTTTCCGGCTTCTTCTGTACTATAATAACCACTTGTTTTTGTTCCATTTTCGAGTTCTGCAAATACTAATGTTTTTTCTTCTGTTTTTGCTTTTACCTCCTCCAACACTTCCAAAATGTCACGTAAAAACAAAATTCCCATTTCACAAAAACTATTATTTTTATTGTATGCTTCTTCAATTGTTGCTTTTAATTCTTCACACATATCAGCAATTTTATATTCTTTTTTAATAATCATTGTTTACTCCTTCCATATTCCATCTTTTTCAAAATCAGCTTTCATACTATTCACCCAATACCATTTCTGCAATCATTTTAATATGTTCCTTATCATGTTCTGTTAATCTACTCCACAAATCAAACCCTGTTGTTCCATCAAAATCATAAAAACAATAACCATATTGTGTTTTGTTCTTTATCCACTTTGTTGTGTGTTCCTCTTGCATGTCGGTAAGTTGTCTTGCAACTTCGTCGTACTTCTTATCGCTCCATATACTGTTGTTCGCTTCATAATACAGATAACTATGTATGAGGATAACTCTCTGTAAGAAATCTATCTTTAGTTTATCTGTCCAATAGACAGGGAATCTGCGCACCCTGTTCCCCTCCTTCCTATCTCACAATGTCTATTGCTTCAATAATCGGACACATGCTGTACTGTCCTTCTGGAAAGATGTACGGTACACTTCCGTCATTGTGAATCTTGCATCTTTTTGTTTTTCCAAACTTATCTGCAATCACAACTGTCTTGGCTGTTACCTTTTCCACACGATAGGAAAAAATACAATCACTGTTACAGATGGAAGGAGTTTCATATACTCCACCAACAACAAAACCTGTATGCTGTTCTTCTGTTGTTTCATCTGTTTCTGCAAGAAACTTATGAGCCATCATCATGTGATGTTCCAGAGCATTTGCATACACATCTGTTTCTGCACAATCTATCTCATCCATATCATCTGCATTGTTAAATGCCATTGTCTGATATACTCCTGTATCTGTAAACATTACTGTGCTGATAATCACACCACTTTCAACCTCTGTTCTCATTACCTTCTTTGTTCCTGCCATTTTATTGTCCTCCTTCATTGGGTTGTTTTCCCTTAACTTGATTATATAGTATCACAAGTTTTGTCAGAAGTCAACACGTTTTGTAAAACTTTTTCAATTTTGTTTTGTTCCAGATAACAGAACAGGTAGCCCTGTTAGGCTACCCTCTGTAATTCATTCAATGCTGTTTTGTATTTATTGTTCAGTGTGTACAATCTGAAATTGTTAATGGTGTCTTTCTCCATTCCCTTGAATACTGCGATTGCAAGGATGTTCTTTAATTCAAGTCCTGTTTTCTCCAACTTTGTAACCATTCCAATACAACGATAGGAGAATGTTGCCCGAATCCCATTTGTTTCTGCTTCTGTTCTAATTGCTTCCACAAAATCAACAAGTTCTTTATTTCCTTTTGCAATGTGCATTTCAATGTTTCTGTCATAATCAAAATCAATGATTGCAAATCTATCCAGAGTTGCTTGGTCTAATACCAGACGTCCTGTATACATTTCATCTGCACCACTTCCAACTGTGTTTCCTGCCGCAACAACTCGGAAATTCTTATGTGCTTTGATTTTCCCGTTTGGAAACTCGAAGTATCTGTTTGCGATTGCCGCATTGAGTAAAACCAATACTTCTGGAATACTTGCATCCATTTCATCAAGAAAGAAAATCCCTCCGTTTTTAAATGCCTTGTAGAACTCTGTTTCATGGTACTGTCCACCTGCATCAATGAAACCTGTCAATTTGTATTCCTGCTGAACACTGTTTGTAAAATAAAACTCTAAACCAAGTTCCCAACTAATCTGTTCCAGTGTGTAGTTTTTTCCACTTCCTGCTGGTCCTGCAAGATAAACAGGAATGTCATTTTCTATGCAAGCTTTAATCATATCGAACTTGCTGTGTTTTACTTCTTTGTTCCAATCCTCTTTTGGTTCTTCCTTTTTGACTTCCTTCTGTTCCTTCTTAATCTCTGGTATTCTTAACTCTACGCTACCATCAACAACTGCTCTATCTTTCCTTCCTGCTCTGCGAAGTTCATCTGTTGTCCTGTCCTCTGCTCGGAAGTTCTCTGGTTCTTTATACTGTGTACCATACCCTTGTTCATTAAATGTATACCAGTATAACATTCCCTGTATTTCAAAACAATAGATACCCTGTTTCTTTAACTCTCTGATTTCCTTTGTATGTTTTCTGAATGTCCTTTTAATATCAACAACACCAAAATCTGTTTTTGTTCTAGCAACTACATGTTCCTCATCTTTTTTGATAACCTCTACAAATGTTCTTGTTTTCATTTTCCTTTTCTCCTTCACTGATTGTTTTGTTTTATCTCTTACCTTGTAACTATATTATAATATAACAATATATAAAAGTCAATAGTTATTTTAAAATATTTTTAATTTATTTTATACTTTTCAATATCTGTAATCTCTGTTTCTGCTAACTCCGCAGGAATCAAATACTCTCCCTTGTTCAGAACCCTTTCGTAAGTTCCCCTTCCAGAAGGTCTGCCATATCCATATTCAAAACCACCTTTGGAACATTCTTCGCTACGTTCCCACACTGCAAAAACAACCCTTCTCAACATACTAGGGTGAACCAACGGAAACGCTGTCTGCTTGATGTTCAACTTCTGTGCAGATGATTTTATGCGTAATTTGACAACACTTTTTGTCATTCCTTTTTCAGAACCAAACAGCACATTGAGGTTCACTCTATACCCTTGTTTTTCCATCCTGTTCACAAGTTGTAATACCTTTACACTTTCTGTTTTAATTGTAGAACTACTTACACAGGCAGAATAGGAACACATTTTGTTTATTGTAATCACCTTGTTTTTCTGTGAAACTGCTTTCTTGTTAATCATGTTTGTAGGAATCCCCTGCAAATATCTTGGTACAGAACATTGAAACCCTGCGACATCATAAACTGTTTTTTGTTTCATACTCGTACCTGTATTCTTTGCTTCTACTCTTCCTTTGATTTCTTTCGTTCCATGTTCCCAACCATGTAACAAAAGGTCTTTTGCTTCTTCAAAATTCGCCGTTTCTGTAAAACTCTTGTCTCCGCTGATACTGTCTGGTCCACCTATCTTGTTTTTAAAATTCGGATAAGCCTCTTCTGTCTCTATGAAATGCACCAAATCTGTGATGTTCTGAAATTCTGTAACGCAAATCCCTTCATCTGTTCTATATTTTCTCATGTTCTTTGCTCCTTCTCGTTTTGTTCTCCATTTCCTTTGTGACTATATCATAACACAACATGAAACAAATGTAAATACGTTTTGTGAAAATAATTTGTTTTTGTTTTATTCTGTTATTGTTGCACCTTGAGTGTTTGCTAACCATTTCTGCCTAACTCTATGCTTATATGATACACTTGTTTTGTTTGATTGTCAACCGCTTTTGTTGTAAAAATAAAGGGCTGATTTCTCAACCCTAAAACTTTTCATAATATCTTTTTGTTTCGCTTTTATCTGTATTCCAGAACTCTGTAACAAACATTTTAACTTCAACTTCTACACTGCACAACTTGATTTCTACATTCTGTTTCACATATTCTGGAAACATTGTTTCATACCAAACAGCACCATCTTTAAAAACATATGTTTTGTGATACCTTCCATATTCGTCCATCGGGCTTGTTTCGCAATCAAAATTATTTCTATGTTTTCTGAAAAATACATGTTTATCATGTCTGTACTCTGTATATGTAACTGTCATTTCTTGTTCCTCCTTCATTGATTTGTTTTCTTCATTTCTTGATTATATAATAACACACGTTCAAAACAATGTAAAGCGTTTTGTTTTAATTTGTTGCAATAAAATTAGGGCATGATTGTTCACACCCTTAAAATCGTTCTTCTTTCAGTTTTTGTTTTGTTTTTGGTAGACACCCATATAAGGCAATACAATAGGAATCTGCTAAGTCGTCATTTATTTCACATGGTACTTTTTTCTTTACTATTTTATCACCCTCTAGGACTTCCATTTTGACATCTATAATGCCCTTTTTACCTCTGCCCTTATATTCTTTCACTATATGCTTTAAAAGCCCTTTATCCTTCAAATACAGGATTGTACGGTACTTCTCTGGATTGATTCCATACGGATTGTCTAATGGTTTGCTACTTCCTACAATTTGAGACTTCCATGAACGTGTATCAACACTGTACACTGGTATTTCATTGTAATAATGGAAGAAATCAATGATGGTGGCAATCAACGCTCCTGTTGACTTGATGTACGCTTCTGACAGAAACCCCTGTGAACGCAGACGAATACGCTCTGTGATAACCAGTGGGTTCGCTATATTATGTTCTAACACCATTTCATGTAATGTATTTTCTAATGCTGTCCTTTTCTCTGAATTATTTTTACAATATTCATAATCAAGACTGAACATTTCAACAACTTCTTTGTTCTTTAGAATTGTGATTCCTGTTCTTGTATAGGATTGGTCTATTCCTATCACATAATCATGCTTTTCCATTTTCCTTTTGTTTCCTTTCTCTACCTAAAATGTCCTGTCCATGAAATAATCTCCGCATTGTCCATACATTGTTAAACCACATAGGTGTAAACCAGATTCTATGTAGGTCTGTTACTTCTGGTTCTGTTAAGGTATTACCATGTACCACATATCCAGACAACCCATGTAAAGACAACTGTATGTAACACATCTGAACACATAAAATGTCAATATCCTGTGCCACTACTCCAACATGGTCTTGGTAGTTCAGTTTCTTGAACATAGACTTGCAATGTTCTGTTGCTGATATTAAGGTTACCCCTGCACCACAAGCACAATCATTGATAATCACATACCCTTTGTTATGTACATCTTTTGCCAACTGCTTCTTGTTGATTGTTACGCCCGACATTAGTTCACATACACTATATGGTGTAAAGAATTGCCCTGCACGATTGTTTGAGATTCCCAATGTCATGTATAGTTCTCCTAACAAATCTTGGTTTGGATTCTTCTCCAGCTCTAATACCAACATGGTAAACATTTGGGAAATGATTTTCTGTTCTTTTTTGTTGTATGTTTTGATTGTTTTGATGTACTGTTCTTCCCTCTCCTGCCATACATCTTTAAATGGTTCATTGTTCTTTAATGGTCGCATGGCTGTGTTTGCAATCTCGATAGAATATAGCAACATTAAGTCACCCCAGATAATATATAAAGATTTTGCACCCGTCAACATATTAAATCCATTCATAAACCTCTGTTTGTAATTTCTGTTTTCATCTATCCCTTTAGCCATTGTAAGCATTCCTCCTTTGTTGTGAACACTGGATAACGATTCGGTTTATTCCTATACCCTGTATCTATGTTAGCATTTTTAAACATAAAAGAAGAAACCCAATGTTTTATTTCTTTGTCTCCTGCTTTTGTTACAACCTTAATTGGTTCACAACTATATATTATTTCTTTCTCATATACTGTTGCTTTTGCTACCCTGCATTTTACAACAACATTGTCTTTGTAACCTTCCCTTTTTGAAGCAAACACTAGAAAGATTTCACTTCCTATGTCTACTAATAGGTAAACCTTTTTCATCCCTTCTTGCTCTCCTTTCTGTGAGTTCACACCTTCCATACATTGTGCAGATGATGCAGTCTTTCTCTGTAACTGTTCTTCCATACTTACATTTGTTTGTTCTTCTCGTTTTGTTATACATTCTTTGTCCTCACATTCCATGCAATCCAGATAGGTTACATATAATCCCATTGGTCTGCAATATTTACTCATGCTGTTTTCTCCTGTTCTATCTATATAATAACATAAGGGTTGCACAAAGTCAACCCCCTAAATGTAAATTATTCTAATCTTTCTTTTTTCTTTCCGTAACATACTTCACGCATCGGACATTGTTCTGCCATCTTGCAATGATACCCTGTACACCTTTCATGTCTCTGCACAAGTTTCCCTTTTGTTTCAAGTCTGTGTTTGTAATACTGTACTTTCTCCAATCTTGCTATGTATGGTTCAACCTCTTTGTAGTTGAACTTATACAAATATACTTTTATTTCTTGTGTGTTCTTATCCTCGCACAAAACAAAACCATCATGGATGTCTGTTAAATACATATACAACTGTAACTGCTTCCTTCCAGAAACATGGTATTTCTGTTTCTTAAACTGGAACGTATTTACTGATTTTATTTCTCCAACCATTTCTACACCGTCTATATCACAAATAATGTCTGGCGTATAGGAAAGGTCAAATTCTTCATTGAATCTGCTATAATCACAATCTAGCGGTTCTGCATACCCTCCACGAATAAACAAGCGTTGCCACTTTTCATGGATTGCATCACCCTCCGAAAATATCCGCTTCAATCCAACTGGTACTTGTTCTCCCTGTGCCTGTTTGTAAAACAAACTCAGCACTTGCTGTCTATAACAGAACTTATCGTCTGAAACAATAATGGCACTCGCATGAAGTCCTTTCCTCTCTGCTGTTTCCTGTCCTCTTGTCATTACTGATTTTAAGAACTGCAATTCTTTCTTGATGTCCTTATCCAGATAATGCAATGCGTTCAACTTATGTTCCAATTCTGCTTCTTGACTGCTTTGTATCTTTGTTCGATTCCCTTCTGCTTCTCGTTTGATTTCGTCCATCAATCCCATTTGTTTTGTTCTCCTTCTTTTCTCTATGATACCACATGGACAGAAATAATGCAAGCACTTTTATAACCTGTGGTAGTGCAGAACCTCTTCACTGCTTTCAGTTTTGTTTCCGCATAAACGAAAAACCTATGTTCTGCACTACCATCATCAATGTATGTTCTGTTGAATCTGATACAATAAAAGTGCATCAATCTTCTAACATTTCCTTATACATTCTCTTATGTTCTTCCATTATTTCTTTTCGCACTCTGTCAAGGTCTGCAAAATCCACAAACCCCCTATCATAAAACAAAGGTATCTCGCACTCACCTTTTGGATTGCAAACCTTTGACTTGTCAATCTTGCACTTCATAATCATGCCAATTGTTTCTTTGCTTGCACTATTATAAGGGTTATGGTTCGGAATGTCAATATAACCTTTTCGTGCAACCTGTATTCTAAGACTTGCGCTGTGTTTCAACTTATGACCGCCAGGCGTCTGTATATTATCTCCAAAAGGTAATGTGTACATCTTATCCCGAATCTGGTTTATAAACACAACTGTTGTTCCTGTTTGTTCAATCACATCTTCAAGCGTAGGTAAATATTTGTCCATGAGCCTTGCAACTCCGCCTATCCTCATTTCTTGTTCACTATCTGTGTTCACTGCTTTTCTGATTTTGTCAATATCATCTTTCGGTTGCATAGAAGGAACACTGTCAATCACAATCATTGGTATTCCCTCTTCTGCGAAACGGATTGCTCTGTTGAAAGCCTTTTCTCCATATCTCGCTCTATACACCAACATTTGTTTTGGTCTGTTTCCGAATAGCTTTGCACGTTCTGCATCAAACGTACCCTCAATTGGTATATCAAGGCACATTTCATGTTGAGCACAAAACTGATAAGCAAGCGTTGTTTTCCCTGCTGACTCTGCTCCGAATATTTCTATTGTTCTTCCCTTTGGGATTCCTCCACCTATGATTGCATCAAGGTCTGGAAGTCCTGTGCTCCACCGAGGAATGTTTAACACTCCATTTTTATTCCCCAGACTATAAACAATCCCATCGCCTTCCTTCTTTGAAATCTCGGAACACAATTTCATTATCGCTTCTTTGTTCATTCCATTTTTAGTAGCCATTGTTTTGTTTCACCACCTATTCTAAATAATATCCCTTTTCTTGTATCATCTTGTAATCTTCTTCTAAAAGTAAAATATGTTCTTGTTTCTTCACATTCCCATAACAATCAATATCACAAGTCAATTCATGCATCTTTACTCCTTGAAAATCTGTTTCGTATTCCCTTGTAATGTTTGTTACATAATGTTCCAATAAGTTCATTTTCTGTTACCTCCCTAACAAACTACTGTTGTACTTTACCACCCTAGAAAGATACCTTCGTTTGTTAAACTCTAACGCACCTTGTTCTTTTAAAATGCTAATCACTCTCGTTGTTACTGTTCTCCCTTTGCACCTATCATAGAAATCATCATAGTCTCGGAACACTCCATGTTCTTTTCTTTCATGTTCGATTGCTTCTGCCGCTTTTTCTCCGATTCCCTTAATAATGCTCAACCCTTGCTGTATAACATTTTCTCCATCCATCATACGCATACTTGTTTCTGCTGTATAATTCACATGAGGTAACATCACAACCGCATTGTCCTTCACCGCAAACTGTGAATACTTGTGCAAATCTGCATCATTCCCTGCATACTTCATTTTGACATACCAGAACTCGGCAGGATGGTGTATCTTATACCACATCTGGTCTACACTGATAATCGTGTACCCCGTACTGTGTCCTTTGTTAAAACCATAGATAAGCATACTCGCCCAAATCTCCGTTGTCTGTTCCTTCGTAAGTCCTTCACTTCTACAACCTTTGAAAAAATCTTTCTTCATCTGCTCAATGATTGGTATGTACTCTGGTTTGTTCTGATTCTCTGCCTTTTTCATAATCTTTAACAAATCAAAACTTTGCTGTGGTGTAAGATGCCCCAATTTCTGTGCAACCTCAACTGTCTGTTCTTGGTACAACATCGTTCCATATGTTTCTTTCGTGTACTTATAATACGGTGTACTTCTGTCTACATTTCCAGACAATTTGTTATATGCATATGTTTCGTGCATCTTTAATTGTAATGGTGCTGGTCTGTTCAGCGCATTAACCGCAATCACATCTTCAATGCAATCACACTGTATCATGTCCAGAATCTTCTTTGGTGCTGATTTCTCCATCTGAAATATACCATCTGTTTTCCCATCTCGAAAACTCTCATATATTTCTTGTTCTTCTCTATCTTCATCTGTAACAACATGGTGCGTATATTCTTCCAACTCTCGCAACTCTGACATTGTTTTAAGTCCTAACATATCGAACTTTGTACAATTGATATGTTCCAAATCATTAAGGTCATAACTACTGCTGAACATATCACCCTTGCGAATCACTGCTGTATAATTCGATATATCAGAACCAACCACTGCCACACCTGCGGCGTGTTTTCCTAGATACCGAATTTTTCCAAACAACTTGGAAAAGTGTTTCATAATGTTGTCATACTGGCTGTTATACTCTTCTGTTCTTTCATCTTCCATGAGTAACTGCATATTCAATCTGCCATCTTCTTCATACTCTCGTATAAATCGTTTGATTTCTGCAACTACCTTTTTGTTTTGTTCCTTGTCGTACTCGTCTAATTCCTTTCCGCTTGTAGGCAATCCACATACCCCTGCAAGGTCATTCACAAGGTTGTCAATCTTATATTCCCCATAGGAACATATCTGTACTGCTTGCCCCTTATACTTGTTCACAACATAGTCAATCACATCTTGTCGTCTATCTGTTTCAAAATCAACGTCTATGTCTGGTAACTTCTTTTTCTCTTTCCTCATAAATCGGCTAAAATCAAGTTTGTACTTAATACTGTCAACATCTGTTATCCCGATTGCATACGCAACCAAACAATTGCAAGCAGAACCTCTCCCCGGTCCAACTGCTATGTTATGTTCTCTCGCCCAATTTACATAGTCTTGTACCATGAGGAAGTAATCATCAAAGCCATGATAATGTATCACATCAAGTTCTTGTTTACATCTCTGTATGTACTGTTTTGTGTTCTTCCCTCGCTTCTTCAATCCTCTTTGCACCATCTTACGCAACACTGTTTCGCTTGATTCTCCATTTGTTTCAATCTTAGGCAGAACCAACTCACATTGCGAAAGTATATCTTCTTCCACACTGTCCTGTAACTTCTTTAAGTTGTCAACGAACATCTCTGCAACCATAAAAGCATCCTTAAATTTGTTCTTATAGATTGTTGCAAATCGTTCTTCTATTTCATACTCGCTAGGCATATACCTTTCTGAGTATGTGTTCTTTACATCAAGTGTTGTTTTCCCGATTTCGTGCATCTTACAATAAGTGTCAAAATCTTCCTTACTTCCAAAATGACTGTCTGATGTTAGTATACATTTGATTTTCCGTTCCCTTGCTAACCTCATCAAAACATAATCTGTTTTCTGTTGTGTTCCCTTTTTGTCAATCTTGTATGGCTGAATCTCCACATACAAGTTGTCTCCAAAAATATCCTTGAACTTGTCAAGCAACTTTCCTGCTGTTTCAACATTACCATTCACAATCGCTTGGCTTGTTGCTGATGCAATACAAGCAGTAGAACATAACAACCCATCTGCATACTTCTCCAACAACCCAAAATCAACAATTGGTTTGTAATAGAATTGTTCTACATTTGCTTCTGTCATAATGTGACACAAGTTTTCATATCCTGTTTTGTTTTGTGCAAACAAACATAAATGGTAAGACTTTCTCTGTGGATTCTTTTTGTTAAACTTTGGTTGGAAATAAACTTCACACCCTAATATTGGTTTGATTCCTACCTCCTTACACGCCAACCAATGTTGCACCAATCCTGTTATGTTTCCATGATTGCTCAACCCTAATGCTGTATATCCCAATTCCTTTGCCCTTCTCGCTAATTCAATTGGTTTTCCGAATCCATCAAAGAAAGAAGTTTCGTCATGTCTGTGTAAATCAAAATAATTACCCATTTCTGTTTTGTTCTCCTTCCTTACTCCTTTATTATAACAAAAGGGCTGACATTTTGTCAACCCCTAAATCTGTTCTTGTTTGTTCTAATCTTCCCAATCATCGTCAGAATCTTCATCATCCCAATCGTCAGAATCTTCCTCATCTGCTTCTTCCAGAAGGTCAATGTAATATTCTTTTGTTTTCTTTGGCTTGCACTCAATGTCTCTGTCCTTACACAACTGGAACAACTCTTTTGCTGTCATACTCTCATAGTCCTGTCCTTCCTCTTCATCATCCCAATCGTCATTGTCGTCCTCTGGTTCGTTCATCTTTCCTTTTATCGGCTTATTGTTTGACTTTGCACCCTTCTTTTTGTTTCTCTTCGGTGTTTCGTCCTCGTCCTCAAAATCTTCGGAATTGTCCGCAGGATAAGCCTTGTCAATACATTTCAACATTGCCTGTTCGGACATTGGTTTTACTTTTGTGTTTCGGAACTTCATCTTTTCCAGAGGAATCACACTGTATGTTGTGTTCTGCCCTTTTCCGATTCTCTTAATCTCATAATCTCTGTCGCACAATGTTCCATAACTTTCATACAGAGATGCAAGCGTAGGAACAGGAGAGCAATTGTTTACCGCCGCCATGAGCAATTTAACTTCCTTGCTTTCATAATCATATACACTCCACACATACATATTACGTGTACGTAAATCCTCATTCTCGCAATACTCGCAATCCCTTCCAAACACCTCTTGGCATGGAACATTGATTCCCAACTGGAAACTGTCATGGAAAGATACCTCAAGTCCATCTTCCATATCGGTGAGGAATCTTACTCTTACCTTGCTGTCCTCTTTGAAAAACAAAAACTTGCCTTTGCTTGTTCCGCTTTTCTTAATCTCATTCTTGATGTTTGCTAATTTGATTTTTCCCATTGTTTTGTTCTTCCTTTCTTGTTTGTTTTACTTTTTGTTGAATTGAATGTCGAACCCATCCAGACGAATTGCACAAAACTCTTTCGGGTTAATCATATACCCACCAAAAGATATGTATGCTGTTGTTCCTTGGTAATAGCAATTCTTTACAACCTGTTCAATCTGTTCAATTGTTTCTTTCTGTACTTCCTTCGCCTCTCTTGCTAGTTCCTTCATCAATTCTTTGTCAAACTCTGTTTTGTCAAGTTCTCTTGCAAATCCTATCACTTGTGTATATTCCTTGCACAACTCTTTGTATTCTTGACTATCTTCATTATAACTCTGTTCTATTACCTTGTCAATCCGTAATTCCTTCATGGTCTGTGCATGGAACAGTGTCATTCCCATTATCAACTTAAAACTAACTGTCACGTTTATAAGCCCTCCTTGTCCGTCTGATTGCCATTTTTAACTCTTGTTCCGACATTTCCCCTGCGTCTTTTACTCCTTCTGGATAATCAAACCTTATCACATGGAAAAACCGTTTTAAATACTCTGTACCCTTATTCCCTGCTTTGTCATTATCCAGAGCAGACACAACCGTTGTCACTCCTTTATCTTTCAACTTCTGTACTTGTTCATCTGATATGTGCCATCCCAAAATAGCAACAACATTCTTAATGTGTCCTCTTGTTCTCAAACTAAGGTAGTCCATAAACCCCTCGCAAACAAACACCACTTTGTTTTGTTCATATGTTCCGCACAATGTATCTCGTTTTCTAAAACCATCATTGTATAAATACTTGCGCTTTTTTTCAACGTACTTGTTCATGGTTCTGCCAACCCATCCTTTGAACTCCCCATTGTCTAATATTGGGAACAAAAACGGATAAGCAATATTATAGTTTGTTTTACAATGTGCAATATTCAATGCTCTTTCATCAAATCCCCTTTGTTTCATATACTGTAAAACTTCATGTTCTTCTTTTGTGTGTATGTCATTCCAATCAACAGTTCGTAATCCATAATAATAGTCATGCGCTTCATTCAAGGCTTGCTTGTTCTGCAATCTCCTTTTCTTCTTATACTTCACATTTAACTTTTTTACTTCATCACTGTTCAATATCTGTTCCAACAAAACACACGCTTGTAACTCATTTAATTCTGGATGCACCTTTCTCACAAAGTCTAGGGCATTTCCCTTTGCTTCACATCCAAAACAGAAGAAAGAACCATCTGCTAGACACACCCTCATGGAAGGGTTTATATCCTCATGGAAAGGACAAATGATGTTAAAATCAGAACTTACGACATCTGCAATCAAACCATAATAGATAAGCACTTTTGCTAACTCTTTCCCACCATATGACCGAACCATATTGCATCACCTTTTCAATTCGGTTAATCTGATATAAGGCTCTCCCACCTTCACATCGTAGCACCCTTCTATGTCTGATTTTTTCAACGCCCCTGTTTCATAGTAGGTGTTCAGTTTTGTTTCATTTAATGTTTCATCAACATCAATAAACTTTTTAAACTTCCTTGGGTCTACTCCACAACTTTTTAGGTACTTAATCAACCCCTGTATATCATTGATTGTGTATGTTTTGTCAACCACATCTTTGTATGTATCTTTTCCCAACTTCTGTTTTAATTTATCTAATAACCATGTAACTCTCTTTGTTCTTATTCTTGTTACATTTAATTTCATATGGTTTGTATAATATCCCACGCCTTCATCCAATTCAATTTCAAAACTATTCTGGTCTTTCGGTAAATTTGTAAACATGAAATTGGAAATAGAAAGTTGTTCTTTCTTTCTTACTTCCTCATAATACTTGTCAAACTGTTTCTTTTCCTGCTGTGCATCATACAACTTTCTTACGCTGTCCTTAATCTGCAACATTGTTCTCTGTGAATCTTTCATTGATAAGCACCTTGCCTTTCTCTGTTCTCTGTTCTTTCAGATACATTGTAATGTCCTTCGGGTAAGAACAGTTCTTTGCACTTCCCTTGATGTAAAGCAATTCATCAAAACATAATTCTTTTTCCGTTCCTAACAGAGTAACAACTCTAACAAGTTCTTTTTTTCTGTTGATTCCAACAACCTTTGCTGTTCTTAATTTCTTGTAAATCTGTCCATTTTTTGCTTCTACATAATGCACAAACACAACATAACTGCCAACCTTTAACTCGTTGTCGTAAATCTCCTGCTTCTTTCTGCTTCCATATTTCTGCTCAATTTCTTCTAATGTTTTTGCATACACAATGTAACCATCTTTGTCTCTGTTTGTTTTAACCTCTGGTGTATTCTCGCATGGTGCTTCTTCACAATCTGCACAAGTTTCGACTTCTTTTGTACACTCTGCTTCACCCCATGTTTCATTGTCGTCTGGCTGTCCTGCTTCATCAATCGCTTTCTGAATATCTTCATTAATGTCTGCCTGTTCCATGTCCCACTTGATAAGCCTTTCAATCAATTCTGGCTTCGTGAACTTATGTCCCTTACTTTCTAATGTAAGCCCACGTTTTTTGCTTTCCTCTCTTAACTCCTTCACTGTCATTGTTTCAAATTCTTTCATTGTTTGTTCTCCTTTTCTGTTTGATTGAATTTATTTACTTTATACTTTTATTATACTACCGACATACCATAGTGTCAATCGTCAAATTCCAAAAAATGCAAGGAATATTCTCAATAAAAATGGGAACATAATTATAGACATTGCCCCTAGTAGCATTTCAAATTCTTCCCATGTAATTCCCCATTCTTTCCAAAATTTTCTCAATGCTCTTTTAATGTTCTTTGTTCTTGTAGTTCTCATACTTAATCCTCCTTAAATACAAAACTTCTTAATATTGTTTTTTGTTCTTCATCTGTTAAAAGCTCCATATCCCAAAATGCTCTCACATATCCAATAAAATGCGCTCTATATTCACTTTCAAACTTCGCAAAATCTTCGCAGGTAATTAAACCTCTAACATACTGATTATATCTATGTTCAACTCTTTTGAGCATAAATGTTCTTCTTTCTTCAATTTTCTTTAATGCTAATGTTTTCATGTTTTTTTCTCCTTCTCTTTTTGTTTTCTATCTTGCTTGGGAATCTCATTCCCTTAACTTGATTCTATCTTAACACACTTTTCTATGTTCGTCAATACTTTTTTGTAAAAATTTCAAAAAAAATAAGCCTACCTGTAAACATACAAGCAAGCTTATTTATGTTCTATGTTTTGTTTCTTCCATGTTCTCACATTCCTGTTTTACTCCTGTACTTTCAACTTCCGCATTTTGTCTTTGTACTCATCATGGATTTGTTTCTGTATCTCAACAATGTACAACAAATCATACCCTGTTCCGTTTAGTTCCTCACATAATCTGTATATCTTTTTTAGTTCATGTTGCACATCCTCAAGATAACACATCATTAAATTGTAATCTACAACTAAGCCTTTTTCCCACAACACACAACAAACTGCTTCATATAACTTCTTTGTTTCTTCTTCCCATTCCCTGTACTGTTTCATGGCAGAACGAACAAACTTTGTCAAAACACTGTCGTCAATATCCATTCTGGTATGGCTGTACCATTCTTTTGGAATAACCTCCGGTTTTTCATGCCCCTTCGTTGGTATCAACTTATTGTGAATGTCTAACACCTTTTTGTGCAACTTTCGTTTTCCTATGGATTCCTCATAATACTGTAATTCATGTATTCGTTCAAACCCATGCAAGCCGATAAAGTTAAAGTAATCAGACATTCCAGAATGAAACATAAGTGCTGTTGTCATGTGTTTATCTACCTCTGCATATATCTCCATACATGATAATTCTTTCAACTGTTCTTTGTCAATCATTTCCTTTCCCTCCTTCCAACAATTCTATAATATGGTCTATCTTATTGTCCTGTTCTTCCAGATGTTCGTGTACATCTCCCAACGCACCTTTTATAATGTCCTGTACATCACTCTGTGTTAAGTTTTCTTGATAGTTTGCAACACCTATCAGAAATCCTATAAAAGCCATTGCATCTAAAGTCCGCTGATTAAACCATCCATTATCGTTACCCATATTAAACACCTACACTGTCTACGCAGGGATTGTCGGGAAGTTAAAACCAGTTTTGCACAATTCACAAGCAGATACAACAAACAAACCAATATCTGTTGCAACATTAGTATGATATACCCTTCTGCTACGAATCTGGTCTGCATGGACATTGTTTCCGCACTTTGTTCTAAGTGGGTACTGTGTTGTTCCTGTTCCAATCGTAACTGCAACAGTCTGCGCAGATGTTACATCTGGCAAAGCCTGTGCAATACAAATACAAACCTTTTCTTTGTTACTATACGTTTTCTGTGGAATGTTCAGAACCAAAACAGAGTCTACAAGTGTTACACTATTTGTCCGAACAAAATGCTCACATCCTCCACAACCAAAACCATTGTTATTATATAAACTACAAGCCATGCTTTTATCCTCCTTTACTTAATCAAAACAAAAGGGCGGTGATTAGCCGCCCCCATAACTCACGCTATATAGCGGATTGTTTACTTATCAACATCCACAACCATTGTTGCAACATCCATTTCCATAGAATCCTCTACTTGCATAGATGTTAGATTCATACGGAGAACAGGTCAGATATGCAGGTGTTGGTGTCGGTCTTAACTGACCGATAATGTTTGCGCTCTGCGCCTGCTGTGACAACTGGAAGTTCGCTGTCTGTAACTGGTCACGCAACGTCTGAACTTCGCTCTGTGTCATGTGGTCGATGATTCTCTGTGTGTTTCTGTCATTGTTCTGCATGATGTCACAGCAACACTGACTTAACTGGAACTTCGCACTGTCAATGTTTCTGTTTGTTTCACAGCAACACTGCTGTGCGTCAAATCTGCTCTGGTTAATTGCCGCATTTACTCCTGAGAATCCAGAACAAAGGTCACGCTGTACACCATTGAAACCATTGAGCATAGTTGTGTTCTGTGCATAGAATCCATCACAGAGTCCATTCTCCAAACCATTCAGTTTGTTCATCACATTCTGGTTGTCAAATCCTCTCTGCACCTCTGCACTTGTTGCAACCTGTTCTACTCCACGATTGTTTCCGAAGAAGCCACCGCCTCCCCACGCGAGCAGGAAGAACAGGAAGAACACCCACGAACCATTGCCACCAAACATTCCGTCATCATTGTCTCTCTGCAATGCAAGAGCATCTGCTACACTTAAACCACTTCCATCCATACCCATAGTATGTACCTCCTTTAAATTATTTTATTTATATAAACCATTATCGGTTTATACCATGATTGTTTTGTTTTCCCATCATTCCAGAAAACTGTTGCTCAAACTGTGCATACGCTTCATCAATATTGACTCCCCTTTGTTTGCACAAATTACTTGCAATCTGTTTCAATTCTTCTTCTGATTTCCCTTGCGCCATCTGTTGCGCTCTCTGAAACAATGGGTTACTTTTTAACATTTGGTTTACCATCTGTTGCATCATAAGGCATAACCTCCTTCAATCCTTCAATCTGTCTGTTTAAATCTCCAACGATTCTTTCAAAATCTTCTCGTAACACATACTGCTGTGTTTTGTTTCCATTCTCTCGTTTTGTTTCACCTTGTTTCTGTTCCTGTAACACATAGGTTTTCAATTCAGCAGAACCGTCCAATAATATCTGTTTTGTGTAGATACAATTGTTTGCAATATCTGTGAACACAAACAAACTACCATCTAGGTCTATCATACTCGCTTTTGCTTCATCATAACTTGATACTGGTCTACCTTTTAGAATCTGCATTGTTCCCATCTGCTGATTGTTCTGCATCTGATAATTGTTTGGCTGATATGTTCCAACACCATTGTACTGTTGTTCCATCTGATTCAGCCTGTTCTGTGCTAACTGCTGTTGGTATGGTGACATTCCATATCCTGTATTATAATTCCCATACATTCTCATTTTCCTCCTTCTGGTTTTCTGGTACTTCCTTGCTTGTTATGATTCTATTATACTATTGGGTAAAACTTATGAAATATAAGAAAAGTATACGTTAAGTATCTCTAAAGAATTGCAACAAAAAAGGAGCGTTTTCACGCTCCCAATTCTTAAAACATTTTGCCAATCTTCATCAGCATTTTACTGTGTTTCTTTTTAACTGTTATCTCCGACATTCCTAACTCGTCTGCGATAAATGCCATCGTTTTCTGTTCCTTGTAATGCAACCACAATATTTTCTTTTCTTCCTCCGATAACATTGTTTGTTCCATCAGGCTTTCAAAATCTTTCACAGAACTAATCTGTTTTAACTTCTTTCTTGTTTTCGCATTATGTTTGTCCATGTGAACCACTTCCCATAAACTTGCCACAAATCGGACATTTGTTTGGATTTCCACCAGACTTGTTTCTGGACTTTCCAACCTTTGCTGTTGTCGTTGTCCGAACCTTTGTGACCTTTACTTTTGCTTTAGAAGGCATTTTTGTTTACCTCCTTTCTACTGTTCATTGTGTGTTGCTCTATCATTATATTGATTTCCCTGTACGTCATTATATTCTGCATTTGCATTATCTCCTTCCGTACTTAAATCAACATCTTGTGTCTCTTGTTCTGTTGTTACATAATCGAACTGACTTTCATACCAAATAAAACCAGAATAACCAACGATTGCTTCAAGGAACATTAACACAATAAGCAACACGATTATTTTGTCTTTTCTCTTGTTTGACTTTCCCACTTCTTTCTGTGAATCAATCAGTACTTTTTCAAATTCGTTCATGTAGTTCATCCTTTCTTTTCTTTTGCATTTATCCAGCAGTAACATTCATTATCTTTTCAAATGCAATTCGTATCTTGTATTTTCCCCTCCAACTTTCTGATGAATCTTGCACATTTGCTCCAAATCTAACGGTATTTTCTACGTCATCAAGACTTGCATATGTATAAAAAGAATTAGTTCCAGTTACCCACTTATTCAAAAGACCAGCACCAGTTCCTTCAATTTTTTTAAGCATTGCACTTTTAATGTAACAATTATCTTTTGTGAAACCATCTGGTAAAGCAACTGCACTTGTTGTAAAATATACACCTCCCGTTTCTTCATACACCCATTCAATAACTGCCGTGTTTCCATTTATCTTTGTTTCAACTTCTGTTATTACATCATCAAGTTTTTGGTCTAAATCATCAATCTGTGTTTGTAAACTTCCTGCTACATCTGATGTAAGTTTTCCCTGTATTGTACTAAACCATTCATTAAACTGTGCTTCTAACTGTGTAAACATTTCACCTGCATCAATTTGGTCTACTGTTCCTGTCACAAATCCGCAATAATCTTCATATGGTCTTTGGTCTGTTATCATTCCTTCTGTGATAGAACTAACACCAACACCAAGGCTAATGCTTGCAACAATCAATTCATGCACAACACCATTGTTCACAGGTGTAATACTTGAAACCCGTTCTTTCTTTTTTGCTGTTATAACTCTATTTGTTTTGTCAAGTGTAACCGCAATAACATCTGTTATTGCATAACTTGTTCCATTTGGTGACAATGTAAAATCCATGTCCTCCAAAAGTTTATACCAATATCCGTCAATGAAAGCATTTCCTTTTTTTAATGTTACTGTCAACCCACTCTTAGGTACAACTTTCAACTGATTCATCGGGTCTGCAAAAACTCCGTTCCCAATAAACAACGCAAAATACTCTGCAAAATCATTCGCATCATACACTCTGTCATATGCTCCACCAGATTCTAGTGCATTAAAAAAACCACTTTTTTCTGCCATTGTTTTGTTCTCTCCTTTCTTTTCTTAGAAACATTATACAATACATATTATGTTCTGTCAATCGTTATTTCCATTTTCCCACTACTCTAACAGAAACTTTTGCTGTAAATGCTTGTATTGTTGTTGTGTCATATCTTGCTATTGACATTGATGATAAATGCTCCTTATCTGCATTTGTTCCAATTACAAACAAATATGCATCAGCACCTGGAGCAGGAGATGCTACAACCTCTGGTTTATCTTCAACAAGTACAACTGGAAAACCTGTATCACTAACTGGAAACCGAAATTCTTTCCACGCTGTTGCTGTTGTTTGTGATGTATTCATCGTACCAGAAAACTTTATAACTCCTTCCATCTCTATTGTTCCATCACTCCACTTTTTATAATTCCAAACCTTATATTTGCCAGATTCTATAACATATGCAGAAATATCATTTACTTTTTGTTCCATTTTTATTGTTTTGTTTTCCAGATACTTTATATTGCTATCATTTGTTTCAGACTTCTGTATTGCATCCTTAATTTGTTCTACTTGGTCACGATTGACCTTGCCATAAGTAAAATCAACATCTACTACTTTTCTTGTTCCTTCTACGGTTACTGTTACTTCTGTTACCTGTGCATCTACTGTGATTCCAAGTTCGTTGTCAATAACTGTAACAAAATCTCCTTTGTAATAGTCTTTTCCATATTCATATTGGTTGTTTGCTTCTGTTATTGTTGACGAATAAGAACGCTCAACTGTGTTCTCCGTTGCCTTTTCGTTTGCCCTTTGTTTTATCAGTTTTTCGTATTCTTCATCTCTAATTGTATTTCCGTCAGAATCCTCGCTCTGAATGTCTCTTGCATCAATCCATAACTCTCTGCATCCCCATCCCTTTTTGTTCTTTGTTTCAATCCCTGCATTGATTCCGATTTCATACCACTTACGTTCTTGTTCTTCTCCTTCTCCTGCAACATAAGCAATGTTTTTGTATTTCTCTGTTTCGTGGTCATAAGTTGTTCTTGCAATATTACTCAATGATTGTGAAAATACAACAGGTCTGTTTCCTTGTCTGTTTCCTTTTCTTCTATCTTTTCCTGCACTGATTTTCAACTCCCACTCTGATATGTTTGTTTCTACACCATCAACAGTGTGTTTTGTTCTTACAATCGGTGTAAAGAAAATACCAAGTTTGTCCTGTTCTAATACTGGTTGAACCTCATCCCAGACATACCCACCTGTTGTTTGTTTATCCACCTTACTGCAAATACTGTTTAAATATGTTTCATCATCATACTGTATATCAATATTCACATATCTGTTTTTTGTTGCATCTTTTACAATGTTCTGGTATATTAGCTCTCTTACATACTGTGCTGTATTTCCACTAAATGTAAGTGTTCCATTGACTACCCTTTCTGTAAACAATACAGGTGCTAATTTTCCTGTTATTTCAAGAACTTTTTCAAACTCACTATCACTGTCTTTTCTTACCTTATCTATTCGTCCGAATGTTTTTCCATCAAACAACACATAATATTGTTCTGTTTCATCCATAAGGTATAAATTTTCTTTTTCTATTCTGACATTAAGTTTAAATGTTCCAACTTCTCTAAACTTATCTATATATTGCGAAAATGTATATTTTCTAAGGATGTCAACTTTCTTCAAATTACTATCAAGTATTTCTATCATGTTCTACATCCCCCTAATGTTAAAATATCGTTCCATAAATTCTATGGAAACTTCTATGTTGTTTTTATATTCCTCATCTACTTCATATGCATAATAATTAGAACCCTGTTTTATTTGTATAAACTCACTTCCAACAGATATGTCTCCAATCAACGAAACATCAGTAGAAGTTGCCGCAACATGATGTATTGCATTTTCTTCTCCAATACTTGTTGTGATTGTAATATAATCTCCATCTTGCAATGTTACATTGTCAAACGATATAAACTGACCTGTATTTACATTATATATCTTTGGGTCTTTTACTACACCACCGCTTGCACCAACCTTGATTGTACATCCTACATCACTATTTCCATCATTGGTAATATTTATGCTCTGTCTTCTCATAATCTTACCAAACACAACTTTTTCTGGTGGAATAATCAGTGGAAAATGAAACTCCCCAACAGTTGTTGCAAGTTCTACCATTTTACTTGTTGAACAAAACAACGGACTGTAACACTCAAACTCTAATTCAAAATAACACATAATCTCATTGTTTTCTTTTTCTTTTGTTGAATACTTTGGTGGCTGTGTTGGTCTTCCAATAATGTAATAACCATTTGCTTCTATAATTACATCTTGATACACAGAGAACATTTTGTCAAGTTCTATTTTGCTTTCTTCAATCCGTTGTTCCTGTTCTTTCAAATATTCGCTCCATTTCTTTCCTAATGGGTTAATATTTGATGTATCAGCAACAACATATCCTGTTACAGTGGGTTTTCTTGTTCCCACTGTAACACCTGCTAATGTCTGTCCAACTTGATATGGAACTCTGTAATTTTCCATCGAAACAGAAGGAGAGTCCCAATCAATCTCGTCAAGTACAAACACTTTTGCACTTTTTTCTATTGTTATTTCTTTTTTTGTTGTTACATTTCTGCACTTGATACTTTCTATCAACTGTTATACCTCCTTTTAAATTCCGAACAATAATTCTTTCTTTGCTTTCTTCATCTGCCTTGCATACTCATAAGGTGTCGGTTTCGTGTTATAGAAATTGAATGTATCTCCACCTTTTCCTGTTCCACCTTCATTATACTCTCTGTTCTGTTGTTTTGTCAATACCCTTTCACCTTCATGTAATTCTGCAACATATCCATTGTACGGAACATAATCTAAACCATTTGCATGTTTTCCATCCACAGACTTTGCGGCTGATTTTGCATCATTCGCACCAGAAACAATGCTCTTAAATCCATCAATAATTCCAGAAACAAAACTTCCAATCTTTCCTGCGAAATCAGAAACCCAACCGAGTATGCTACCTCCGATGCTCTTGATTCCATTCCACAAACTCTGGAATATGTTTCGTCCTGCATTGTACAATTGTGAACCAATTGCAGAAACCTTACTAGGTATTTGTTGAATGATTCCCCAAACCTTACTAGGTAGGCTTGTAATAAAACTGATAAAACTGTTCACAAAGTTTGTTGCTACCGACCTTGCCTGTGAAACCATGTTAGCACCCCATGAAATCACATTGGACACCGTAGAAGTGAGCCACGCCCATATTCTATTAGGTAACTGTGAAATCCATGCTATTGCGCCGTTTACGAAGTTTGAAGCCGCCAACACAGCATTGTTATACATCTCAACGCCCCAATTGATAACATTTGTTACCACTCCTGTCAGCCATTCCCAAATCCTGCTAGGCAACTGTGCAAACCATTGTATAATACCTTCTATAATCAAAGGAAGTTCTGTTGTTATCCATGTCCACAGATTTGATGCGAACAAATAGAAGTAACCAATCAATTCTCCGATTGCATACCCTATCATGTATGGTAATTGTTCAAACCACTGCACAATACTATTGATTGCATTTGGTATTGTCTCATTTACAAATGTGCTAAATGCTTCTGGAACTGTTACGGTAAAGAACTCTATGATGTTATCAACAAATCCTTGTACCGCTTCAATTGCGCTGTTAAATGCATTTGGTATTGTTTCAGTAAAGAACAAAACAATTGTGTCAATTGCACTGGATAACAATTCTGGTATCTGCCCGAACAAATCAGACAATGTGTCGAAAAAGTTCTGGAATCCTTCTGCCGCCTTTTCAAATCCAAGTTTGTTCAGTATTTCTGCTCCAATATCTCCAATCACACCGAGGATGTTACTTCCGAGGTTTGCGAATGTTTCAACGATTCCAGAAACAGCCCCTTTTACTCCTTCCCCTAACTGTTCCCAGTTTCCTGTAAACAATCCAATGAAAATGTCCATCACAGACAATATCTGGTTGAATACCCCATCTAAAACAATTGCTATTGTGTTAAAAGCACCTTCAAACACAGGAGCAAGAACATCACACAAAGCAAACCACACTGTTTTAATTACTTCCGTTATGTTCTCAAAATCAAAACCAAGCGCATTGATTCTCTCTGCAACTCCATCAAAGAAGTTGTTGATAGATTCCTTTATGCTGTTCCAGATTCCAACCATGTTGTCTCTGAACTCTTCGTTTGTTTTCCACAACGTAACAAATGCTCCAACCAAAACGGCAACAACCGCTATTACTGCCGCTATCGGTGCTAACATTCCACCAAATCCCGTTGAGATTCCTGCAATAAGTTTTGGGATTCCACCCATTTGTGTAGCAAGTCCAGCATATCCTGCTTTTACCAAATCAATACTTGTTTTAATTGTTGTTATTGTTGTTCCGAACAACTTAAATGCTTTTACTACTGTTGAAACAACTGAAATCACTTTTGCAAGAATCAACAACACTGGACCAATTGCCGCAAGTATCAATCCAAACTTAACAATCTGGTCTTGTTCTTCTTCCGACAAACTGTTGAACTTCTCCACAAGTCCTGTTATCCATTCTGCCAATTGTCTGATATATGGTGTAAGTTTCTCTCCTATCAGAATCCCTGCTGATTCCAACGCACCTTTTAATTGTTCTACTGCGCCTGCTGTGTTATCCATCATAACAGATGCCATGTCCTCTGCCGCTCCATTCGCATTGTTTATCTCGTCTGTTAATTTCTGGAAATCTTCATCCGAAGCGTTGACAATTGCCAGTAATCCAGACATTCCCTCTTGTCCTGCCAACATAGCCGCATACTGCGCTTTTTGTTCTTCTGTCAATCCTGCAAACTTCTCTCTCAACTCCACCATTGTTTGGCTCAACGGTTTCATTGTTCCATCTGTATTTGTTATACTGATTTTAAGTTCTTCTACTGCATCCTTTGCTTCTCCAACAGGTTTTGCCAACCTTGTTATGGTAGAACGTAACGCTGTTCCTGCTTGACTTCCCTTGATTCCACTGTTTGCCATCAATCCAATAGCAACCGCTGTGTCCTCTATGCTGTAACCTAACGCACCTGCTACTGGTGCAACATACTTGAATGTTTCCCCCATCAAACCAACATTTGTGTTTGACTTAGAACTTGCCTGTGCAAGAACATCTGCAAAATGCGCTGAATCACTTGCCTGTAAACCAAACGCTGTTAATGCGTCTGTAACAATATCAGATGTTGTTGCTAAATCCTCACCAGATGCCGCCGCTAAATCCATGATTCCTGCAATACCATCCATCATTTGTGACGCATCCCAACCAGCCATAGCCATGTACTTAAATGCGTCTGCTGAATCACTTGCAGAGAACTTTGTTTTAGCACCCATCTCAATTGCTTTGTCTCTTAACGCATCAAACTCTGAACCAGTAGCACCAGAAATCGCCTTAACCTCTGACATTCCTGCTTCAAAGTCTGTTGCTGTTTTCACTGCCGCCGCACCAACTCCAACAATCGGTAATGTTACATTTTTCGACAACAAACCTCCTGTTGTTTTAAAGGCACTCGACAAACCGTTCAACTTTTGTTCTGCTGTTGCTGACTTGTCCCCGAATACCTTTAAATCATTATAAGCGGAAACAAACCCCTTTGAAAACTTTGAGGTATCGAGTTCAAGGTATGCAATAGCAGTTCCCATATTAACTGCCATGTTTACCCTCCATACGCTTTGTAAAAATCTTTGAAATTACTGTAATGTTTTGGTTCTTCCGCTTGTTCTCTCTGTTCTATGTAATAAGGTTTTTCATCGTTCTGCAACCTCGCTAGAATCTCACAACATGCTTCATTAAAACAAAAAGCAGTATAACTATCCTCTATTCCTAGAATAACACTAGGCAGACAGCCATACTGCTTTGACATAGCGAGGACGCTCTCTATTTTCCTACTCTGTACGAAAGGATTCTAATGCCTTTACCCCCTGCTGTGCATAGTTGAAAATGAACATCATCTGTTCATCCGTCAACTCGATTCCTGCATCTTTGATTTCTGAATATGTAGGTTCTACAAATGTTTCCTGCGCCATCAACTCTAACACATCAAACATTTGTGCCATCATGTTTTCTTCATCGGGGTCAAACCCTGTTCCATCCTGTACAAACAACTCATTTGCACGAACAAGCAATGTGTTTGGTATCTTTCCTTGTTTCACCATTCCAAGAAGGGAAGGTCTTTTCAATCTCGCAACAAAATGTTGACCTTCTGCAAAACAAGGAAGTTCTACCAATGTTCCATTAGAATACTGTTTCAATTCCTCAATTGATGTTACGGTTGCTACTGTTTCTTTTTTCGTTTTTGTTCCTGCCATGTTCTTATTCTCCTTTTACTCTTTGTTCTACTTTGTTTCGATTTCTGTTGTACTCTCACTCTTCATCAGACCTGTTTCTGCATTACCACTCACAAGAGCAGTTCCGCTATCCCCTTCACTGTCTGACAACGCCATAACACTTGCGGTATTTACGGAAGAGGAACTAGGAAAAGACGGTAACACTTTCACATAACTAATCGTATACGGTGCTTCTCCTGTTTTCGGTGCTGAATTGATAACATACTCTGGAAGTCTGAAAACACCATCTTCTGTGTTAATCGTTATTGGCGTTCCTTGACAGTTCGGATATGTAGTCTTTTCGTACTTCACAATCTGTCCACTTGCATCATACTCTGCTGAATATGCGTCAAGTTCAAATACTTGCCCTTTCTCTGCACTTCCTGCAACTGGCGGTTTGTAAACAAGTGTATCTCCTTCTCCTTCGATTGTTCCACCTTGAAAAATCTGAACGAGTTCTGGAATGAACACATTGTCTGTCAATGTAATCTGATGTCCTGTAATTGTTGTCTCTGACGGCTTCTGTGCTAACAATCTGCCGAGTTTTACCAACTTTACAGCATCCGTTGTTTCTGTCTGCGGTTCTACTCCAATTTTGTTCGCTGTGTCAACTGCGATTTCTAACCCATCATCTTCTGTTCCTGTTCTTACAACAACAAGCGAAACATCAATGGTAGGAATCCCGACCGCTTTCTTTTTTGTTCTAGGCATTTGTTTTACCTCCTTACCAATTTTCTATTTTTCTGCACCCTTGATATTGGAAACTTATCATGTGAGCCTTTACAGTATCATCATAGAAACTTGGTGTTTCATTTCCGATGTACATTACAAGGGGGAATACTTCTTTCATTTTTTGTTTTGTTTCCGCAACAAAGGTTTCCAATCTGCTGTATTCATCTTGTGGAACATAACATAACAATGTATAGATTGGTCTTTCACTTGACACTGTTGTTTCTTCAATTGTTCCATCTGATTTTACAACAATGTATTCTTTCAAACACTCCCCCTTGTGCTGTGAAGGGAAGAATACATCTGTTTTTCCATCTTTCTTTAGCACATCATAAACTGTTTTTAAAATACTGCTCATGGTTTCATGTACCTCATTAATTCCTCATACCCTTCTAGCACTTCTTTGGACAAAGCGTTTACTGTTGGTTGTAAGATTGCGAACCTCTTTTCATGGCACAACTCTAAATATATACCATAATCAACACCATGTCCGATATGGATTCGTACTTTGTTTGCTAATACTTCCACCCAACCTGTCAATCGCTGTCTCGCATGTCCTGTTCTGTCTGTCCAAGGTCTGTGTGTTTTTGCATAGTTCTCAAACTTCTTTGCGCCTTCCTGTGCAAACATACGAATTGCAACCTGTGACTTTGTTTCGGCATTTTCCAGATTTGCCAACAACTTTGAAGCATCAATCTTAATTCCTGCCATTTAAAACCAACTCCAATGAAATGTCTGTTACTATGTTATATTCCTGTATGTTGTTCTTCTCCACAACTTTGTATGTGTTTCCATTTATGACGAAAAAATCATCCGTCTGTATCTCTCCTGTGTTCTCATACGCTACCATCAGCATTGGCTGTCCTTTGCTGTGTGTCTTTGTTCCATCCTGTATGTTCTGCGTAATGTACCCTTTTGATACATGGAACAACCCTTGAACCTTTACGACTTGTTTTGGTTCTTCTTTTGTAGGTTCTCCATATCCATCCACGCTCTTTCGTAAGAATGTATACTCTGTTCCATGTATCTGTATTTCTCTCAAAACCTTGTGGAGTTCCATCTTCATTCTTATTTCATTCATTATGTCAGCACCCCACTGTTCGTAGAAACATATCGGGAAGCCAACATCTTGAAGTAACTGGAACTATCCTGCGTAGTCAATCCGCTAACACTCAAACCTGTTGTTTCAGCCTTTATAATCAAACCTTCATAACTCGCTTTGTTCACATCTCCACCATTGTTGTCTAACAATGCTTGTAGTTCCGAATCTTCAAAATAAGGAATCTGTTTTTCCCTTAGATTGAACTTCAGTTGTTCTAGCTTTTTGTTATCATCCAATCTGTTCACTTCCCCCTCTGCTTACATCTTTGCTTCTCTGATTGCTTTCTGGATAACCTGTCTCGCTTCACGAACATTTCTTGCACCAGATGTGTCAATGTTATGTTCTTTCGCATACTCTGCTAACTGCTCTTTGTTCATCTCTGAAATCGGAATTGTTTCAACCTCATGTACTTCTTCGGCTTCTTCCTCAAACTCTCCTGTGTCAATTATGTCCGCTTCTGGTTTCGCTTCTTCCTCTCCAACAATCCTGTACCCTTTGTTACGGAACAGTGTTTCATAAGAATGTTTGCTCACCTTCACAACGTGCTGTCCTCTTTTTGCTGTTACCATTGCCATGTTACTTTCCTCCCTTACGCAATTACATCCAGAATATAAACTTGGTCTGCTGTTGGGAAGTCTGGCAGACAAATCATAGTTACTTTTGTTTCAACTGTTACGGGGTCTGCTTTCTGAATGGTTGTTACTGCTACACCTGTGTCTGTGATTGTTACATTTGCAACACTTCCTGTCATAAGGTCAGACTCTTCTGGTGTTGTTCCGAACCATGTGTTTCCTAACTGTCCAGACGGGAACATAACAAACACATCGTCTGCAACATATCTCTGCGCTGTTCCTGTTTCATCTTTGTAACGCTTGTCATTTACAACAATCTGCAAACCAAGTTCATCCGCAATGTACTGTTTGATTTTTGCATCAGAGATAAACCCTGCACCATCTGTAAGTACCATGATGGAAGCCTTAATCTCATTGTTAATACGGAAATATCCAAACACTTTAGAAGAACACGTTGCTCTCTCTGGTGTTACTCCTGTATCATCAACAATCTGCTGGATTCCTTTCCGAATGTCCTCCATAATTGTTGCTGTCGGGTCACTCCATGACTTTGTTACAGTTGTTTTGTGGTTCTCTGGCATCTGGTAATCATACTCATATACCTGCCCATTTCCTTCCATAACAATTGTTCCTGTTGTAAGTGCCATCATACGCATACGCTCTCTCTGCGCCGCCGCACCCTCTAACAAATCCATTTCGTCATTGAAGATTCTGTTTACTACTGCGTCAATGTACGCTTGATTGTTGCTCTCGATAACCTTGTTAAGTTCCTGTCTTAACTCTTCATCAATGTACTTTGATTCCTTGAAAAACGGCATCTGTGCGCTTAACTTCTCGAAACCGATTCTCGGACGAGGAATAGCCGCAACATCAAATGCAGACGCTTTCAGAACAACAGGAAGTCCATTTGAACCCTTTAACCATTTAAGGTCAAGCCCTAACTTCTTGTCGTCTGGAAACAACTCTTCACCCATGTATGGCTCTCTCTCCTGTGTAAGCAGTTCCCAATACGCAACAATCTCTTCGCTGATAATTAAATCATAAATACTCATTGTTTTGTTTCCCCTTTCTTTGTTTTAGCAAGCCGCAAACGTAATCATAGGCAATGCCTTTTTTACATCTGCGGTAATCTTCGCTTTTGTTGTACTATCAATCATGTTTGTGTTCACGAAACCAAACAGAAGAATTGCTCCGTTGTTATCATCCACGGTAACATCAACATCATGTAACAAAATTCCTACTGCATTTGAATCCGTTGAAGTTGTAGCCGCTGTAAACGCTGTTCCTCTTGCATCAAGGTCTCCAGTAAGCGGCGTTCCTGCCTTTGCAATCTTCTTTGTTCCCTCTGTTACTCCTACACTCTGGTCGACAACGATTCCCATTGAAACTTGGTGTTCCACAGCAAAAAGAATCTGTTTTCCAGAGCCATATGTCTCTTTCTTAATACCTGTGCTATTCAGCATTTGTTTTACCTCCTATTTGAAATAATGGCTTTTCTTTTCCTTCCGTCCTGCCAACAGACGTTCAGCCATAGAGCCTTTATGTTCTTCTTTCTTTCCTTCTTCCTCTTCCTTTTCTTTGGACTTTTCAGAAGGTTTTGTTACCCTTGCTCTGGTAACTGTCTTTCCTTTTGTTTTGTTCTTTCCTGCTTCTTCTTCCTCTTCTTCGTCGGACTTAAAATACACCTTTCCAGATGTACTGTCTTTGATTTCTGCAATTACAGCATTGATGTCCTTGTCCTTTGTTACCTTTGCTTTTGCAACAACCACAAGGTCGTCTACCAACTCTGGTTTTGCTCCTAACTGAACCGCTGACAACTTTGCTTCTGCAAGGATTCTTCCCTCACGTTCTCTTGCAAGTTCCTTTGTTGTCTCTGTCAGAGCATCTTCCTTCATCTGTAACTCTGTTTTGTTTGCTTCTTCCGTTTCCTTGTGTTTTGTTACAATCCCTTTCAAAACATCTGCATCCTCAACTCCGAGGTCTTCCAGAAATCCAGACAACGCTTCACTTTTCACTTTTTCAACATCGACTTTCTGCTCTGTTTCCTGCTTCTGTGTTTCCGTTGTCTGCTGTTTTGCACTCTGCTGTGTCTGCTGATTCTGTGTTCCTTCTGTTCCTGTTCCCTTTACTTCTTCTGCCATGTTCAATTCTCCTTTTCTTCAAAATATTTGCAATACTTTGTCTGCAAGATTTTCATTTCTCTTTCTAACCGTTTTTGTTTCTTCTCAATGTCTTTTAACTTTCTCCTGTATTGGTGTTCATCTCTAATTGTTCCCAACATTGCTGTGTGTCTGCGAATTTGTTTCTTTAAAACCAACGTAGACTGACTATCATAGCAAACATTATATTGTTCTCCACAATGCGGACATTCAATGTATGTTCGTATGATACATTTCCCATCAATCTGTTTTTCCTTCTCCTTCAATATGTTGTCAAACTCCTTATGACATCTATCACAAGTTACTTTCAATTATATCACCAACCTTTGGGAATGTCAACTGTTCAACTACAACTTTTTTATTTTCATCAAATAATTTTTTGCCGCTACACAGTTCGTTCAAATCTTCCCTTTTCTTTCGTAAATCCTTCATCCACTTGTCTTTTTTGCGAACATCCTTCGGACTAACTGTTTCGCCCTTCACATTCTTTCTCGCAACCTTGATTGTCAAATCCTTCAACTTTCGGAACATTCCTAATGTCTCTGTGTTGTCAATCTGCACCACGTCACGCTCTCCACAACGCTTGCAATCACAATACATGATTTTATAGTATGTTCCTCCTTCGTCATACACATCTGCGCGAATCAGATTACTAGAATCAATCTCGTTGACTTCTCCACACTTTCTGCAAACTCTCTGGACTTTCACCTGTTTGTTCTCCTTTCTGTTCTCTCTTTCTTTTTCTTTGTTATGCAACAAAATCCAACGCATATCTGTCTATGTCTGGATATGTTCCTATTGGTGCTTGATACCATTGTCCAATCTTTCTCGCTACATCTGTCATACTATCTGGTATCACTGCTTCAAATGTACACATCCCATTCGGATGGTCTAATGGTAGTTGGTCTTTGGGAAACACTCCCACACCCAAACCAAACTGGTCTGTTTCTGCCCTTGCTCTGCATATCTCGCACACCCTTCCATGAAAGTTGGAAGTCAACCACCGATACCCAACAACAAAAGGGTCATTTCTGTTTACATTCTCAAAACTTTGTTGGTACGCATGACTTATCAATGTTCTTGCCAAACGTAACGCATTGTAATCAATCTTTCCAAAATATACACTGTCTTTTATTTTGTTTCCTGCTTTGTCATATCTCCATGAATGAATTGTTTTAGCAGTTTTCCTAGCACTAGGGTCAACATACTGTTCTAACTCTTTCGCTATCTCAATTGCTGACTTCCCTTGTGCTGTTCCGATGGATATAATCTTGCTCAAATCTTCCTGTGTTCTTTTGTTATATCCCCATATTGCTCCGCTTAATGTCCACCCATCTTGATATACATTTCCGCTTGTTATGTTTCTGATAATCTGGTCTGGAACATAACTAAACGCATTGTGTATATCTTCATCACGAAAACCACATTGTTTTAGAAATGTCCTTGTATCTTCCACAACTTCATTGGAAACTATCCGCATATCTCTGATGATTCCATTCTGTATGTCACTGTTCAACTGTGCAATCCGATTCCTGATGTCACGCTGTAACAATATCAAGTTTTGTTTCTGTAAATTATTGTTTCCTAATTGTCCAACCTTCCTTGTCACATCTTGGTATAACTGTTCATATAACCTTTTGATTTCTTTCTGTTGTGACATGGTGGTTGTTTGTCTGACCTGTTCTGCATTTTTCAAACTGAACTTTTGTTTTGCCATACTTCACCGCCTTGTTTTTATACTTCAATTATACCACATTTGTAAAGAATGTCAACAACTATTCTTCAATTGCTTGTGTTTCTTCCAATGTTTTCTGTGTGTCAATCACTTCCAGATTGTCGTCAACCTTTTCAGATGTTCCACGTCTGCTTAATTCTGTCTGTACCTGTGTGTTCATACTCATGGAATCAAACATATTGTTCTCAATCGCAATCTGCATAAGTTCCTCATCAATCTGTGCATCTGTTTTGAACTCTGACCGCCTCCACTTCTTAATGTAAGACTTCCTGCTTCGTGCATTTGCCGCAATCTCCGCAAGGTCTGAGTTCTTCTCTTCTTCTTCATCTTCTGCAAGTGCATAATTCTCCATCACTTCAATGTTGTACTGTACTTCATCCAGACTTGTAAGAACATACATGGAAATTACTTCTGCTTTGTTTAACACAGCAAGACCAATGATTGCTTCTGCAATAAACTCTATCGCAGGTTTCCATGCCTTTAATTTTTCATCACACCGAACCTGTAACGGATAGTATAACGCTTTCAATGCCTTTCCGCTTGTGATTGTTCCTGCCATTGTTTCTTCTGATATGTTTGGCATATCAATTTCATTATACATGGTTGTTTTCAATCGGTCAAGCGTAACCTTCACTGGTTCTGTATGATTCATACTCGGTGCTAACGTTCCCACCATAGGCGAAACATTATTCTGGTTTTGTTCTGATTTCAAATCCCAGTATGCACCAGCACCAGAACTAAGGTTCTTTGTTGTCTGCGAGTTCATATCCACAGTATAACGGATTGGGTTCATTCCCTTACGCTCACTGTCAATGTCTCCATTTCCTAATCTGCTGTAACCAGACTCATATTCTGTAAGACTTTCAATCTCCGAAACACCTCTTTTGTCATCTAATGTTCCATCATTGATAATCACAACCGCAGGAATGTAATCTAACTCAACTTCCTGTTCTGGTATAACCTGTTCCTGTTCCTTTCCAGTTCCATTATAAAGGATAGAACTCATATAGATTGTTCCGTCCCTTTCCTCATACCTGTTTACAAGATACAACCTCTGCTGTGTTGATTTTGTTTGATTCACATTTTCAAAACTGATAAACTTTGTCAACCTGTCAGAGCCATACTCTGTTTCATAATAAAACTGTAAACTGTTATAGAAATGTGTCTGTATGCCATCCTCTTCGGAAAAATCCACAAGACATGCAACACGCTTCCCGATAAAACAATCTTTTGCGCTCTGTAACAATGTCCTTGAAAAATTGTTCTTTTTGTCCTTCAAAACTTTGTCAATCAACATCTGGTACTGTTCCACCTGTTTCATCTGTTCTTCGTTTGTATCAACAGATTGTATTGTTACATCTGGTGTCTGTGAAAACATGAATCTCGCTTCTTTGTCAATCAATGTTTTCGCAATCTTGAACCGAATGTTTGATGGTTGATAATCTCCACTGCTACCCTCTGTGTAGAACTCTGCACCCTTTTTGTAGTCCAGATAGTTTTGTTTAATTTCCAACAACTCTTTGGTATACAGATTGTAACCTGTTGTAACCTCATTCTTTAACACAAAATAGGGGAAACTTGCCAACGCCCTTGTTACTTCAACATTGTACTGTTTCTTTTCTGCCAAAGGTTCTTCCTCCTTTCTTTTTCTTTTATTATAACACAATATGAAAAATATGTCAAATAAAATAGGGCGGTAAAATGTCCGCCCCAAATGTTATTTTACTCTGATTTTTTGCCCTGCATAGATTTTATTCGGATTTCTGATTCCATTCATCTGTGCTAACTTCTGGTATGTTGTTCCATACCTTGCCGCAATTCCAGACAGCGTATCTCCACTCTTGATTGTATAATACTGTGCAGAACTTCCATTCACAATGTTCTGTACCTCATTGTAACGAGAACCGAGAACCTGCTTGCGAATGTCTCCATTTCCATACTTACCTACTTTCACTTCATTTGCCAATACAGATGCAGACGCAGACGCAATATGGTTAATCATGTTCTGTACTTCATCATATCTTGAACCAAGGTTTGTTTTCCTTGCATCACCATTTCCAAACGCACCCTGTATTGTTTTAACAACAAGTTCTAATGTTGTTCCAGACGGTGCGCTCATTCCTGTACTTGGTGGGGTAGTTGGTTTTGTTGCGTTTCCCTTTCCTGCATATTTATTCCATGCAGTTCTGTCTCCATAAAACTTATTAAGGTCAAGGTTTCCACTGTACCCACTCAAACGCCCTGTGGAACTGTACTGTCTCATTGCACAACTGTACACACCTTCATTCCACGGGTTTGCTTGATACCCTGTCGGATTATTGTTTGCATACTGTGCAACCCATAACCCATAGTCACCGATTCCAGAAACCCTACTCAATGCAGATTTCTGAATATATACTATAGGTTTCACGCCTGTTTTGCTATAAACATAATCGCACCACTGTTTTACCCATGCGTTGTCTCGTCCTGTGTTAAATGTTGGGTTGTCCTGCCCTTCCCAATCCAAACAAAGCACTGCTTCTCCAATATATCCTTGTACATTCTTCAAAAAGTAATCTGCTTCTGCCTGCACATTGCCGCCCTGTGCATAATGATACACACCAAGACAACGCCCTGCTTTCTTCGCCTGCTGATATTGTCTATCACAATCAGGGGAAACATACCATGTTCCCTGTGTCGCTTTCATAATCACAAAATCAGCAGGAACTGCTGATAAGTTAATACCTTTCTGCCAATTACTTACATCAATTCCATTCATATATGCCATTTGTTTTGTTCCTCCTATCCTTGTTTTGTTTATTTATCTACTGCTTCTACTTCTGGTATTCCTGCAACACTTGTCGCAACAGAAAGAATGCCAGCTAATACAGAAGCAGAAAGAACCATCTTCCAATCAACAGCACCCATTACTGTTGCAGTTCCAATCGTTGCAACAAATGTCTGCGCCATTGTTTTAACAGCTCTTACTCCTGTTGCCTTACACCACTTGATTGTATTCACATCTGGTTTAAATACACAATTTTTAAACATATATTTGTCACTCCTTTTCATGTTCTTGTTTACACATTTCTAATGCATGACTTACTTGTTGTAACGCTTTGTCATGTTCATCTAACCTATCCCATTGTCTTTTTTGTGAATCTCTCACATGTTCTTTATACTCTAATAATGCTTTTTCTTGTCCTTCAATTTTTTTGTTTTGTTCATCTATCTTTTCTGCAAGCTGTTCCATCTTTAGTGTTAATTCAGTCATTGCTTTTGTGTTTTCATTCAGCGGTCTATATACTGCTGTAAATATACCGATTAGAGAACTCAAGCCTAAAACAACTATTCCAATCATTTCCGCAGTTGTCACATTATAAGAACCTCCTTCTTTTTATTTTCCATCCATTCAATATAATCACCACCTTTAAACTGATTCTGTAGACTTGTATGTTGCTTTCATCCATGTGTTATAATTATTCTCAACAATCATTGTCGGTGTTTTGGTGCTCAACTTTTTGTACTGTTCAATCTCTTCTGGTGCGAGGTCGGTTTCGATTGGTTCTTGCATCCTATAATACAAAACAACTGCGTCATTTTCTTGATATTTTTTGACAACAAAAGCATTCAATTCATCAACCGTTTCAAACAATCCAACCATGTTCTTCTGAGTTGTATAAATAAAATTAGAATATTCATTTGAGAAGAATACTCTTATTTTAAAATAATTCGACAAAATGTCGTAGCCAATCGGTTTTACTGCACTTTGTTGTGGCAAATTCCAATATGTGTTTGTTGGGTCTGCTACGAATTTTAGCTCATTACCATCTAATATAAGACTGTTTACAATCTTTACCAATTTCCCTCGCTTAAAATCGATGTAATCTGCTATCCACTGCTGACCATTGGCATCTGTGTAGTTTCCGTCTGAGTCCACTGGGATAGCTGGGAGTCCGGTTGGGGTGCTGATGGAGAGGGATTGTGGCTCATGGTATGGTTCATAGGAAGTGTACCCTCCTTCTTCAATTTGAATGTTCTTAATTGCAACGCTGTAATTATTACAAGTAATGGTAAAATATATAGAATCCGTTCCGTCTGGAATTAAAAGTGGAATTTCTACATCTACATATTTCCCTATTTCTTGTTTTATTTCTTCATTTAAAATAATGTTTTCACTATCTTTAAAAACCAATATTCTTGCAGGGTCTAATTTTTCAATCTCCATCATTTTTTGCACTGCTTTGTATGATAATGATATTGTGTAAAGTATACCTGATATTACTTTGATTTTTTCACTGAAGTTAACCCAACCATTAGAATAGTTTGTTGTTCCAGGAGATTCTGCATTCATATTGGTAGGTCTCGCATAAATCGTATTATTTTCAATTTTTTCAATTCTTAAATATTCGTTGTCACGAATACCGGTTAGCTCAAACAGGTTCTTCCCTCGCACTTCTACGCCAATCTTCCCATCACTGCCAGCGCTTACAATCTGCTGTGGATACTCTGGCGATGGGGATGGATTGCCACCAGTGTAGGGTTCGTAACTTGTAGCAACTGAACCCAACTCTAATTGTAATTCCGAAAACGTAACATCATCATTTCCAGAACCAAATGAAATAACGAAATAATCTGTGTTTGAAACAGGTGTTACTGTTAATATACTTTTTCCTGTCAATCCAGATTTTATAGTTGAACCGTTAATTTTCTTTTGTTCTGAACTAATATACATTAAAAATACAGAAGAAGTATTTGCTCCAACTGTTAAATTGACACTAAGCGTTATTTCTTTTCCAACAAACTCACTCAACGATATGCTAATATCATTTAAAGTAACTGTTTTCGCTTTATATGTTCCATCAGACTGTTTAAACTTAGAATAATATTTGTCTGCGTTAATAAGATTCTTCCCTGTTGTCGTAAACTGTTTGCTCATGCCATAAATATTAAACTCTGTTAACACATCATCAAAACTACCTAGTTTTGGGTTGCTCAATATCAATTTTGTTCCTTCTTCTGTTTTCATAACATAATTGTCAGCAATCCCAAGACTACCATAAATTTTGTTACTCTGGTCTAACATTATCATATCATTACGACCATATATTTGTTCATTATTTCTGTTATTTTTATTCATAATATCATTACCTAAAAATCAACGCTTGCAACTTCTACGAGTCCATCTTCTACCGCTGTAACCTTAACAATGTTTGTTGCTTCACTTGTTCCGCTTGTTTTATCTTCTATGTTATTAAATACACGCTCCCAACTTCCTGCACCAATTACACTATAAGACTCATTATCTCCAAGCTTTACAGTAATTTGATTATCTGTAAAATTCTTTACTAAAAATTGACTACGCTTTAATGACATAGTAAACACCGTTTGCACACCAGCAGAACATTGTTTCTGTTGTACATCTTTCATGTTGTATTACCTCCTTTTTATTCCACTTGCTATCGTTCGTCCTGTCTGTTCTTCTTTTTTCTCTATCACTGGTGGTTCTTTTACAATATCCAAGAACACTGGTTCTCTGTTTTCCAGAATAGCTGTTGCCATTTCCAATCCATTGTATAAACCTACCATATAATCATCTGTTAATTTATCCAAACTCTGTTTCTGTAAATCTCTGATGTTTTTTACTTCATTTGTTTTACTTTTCAATGTGTTCATTCTCTCTATATTCTCCTTCCCACATTTCACATGAAACATTATCCTGCCTTACTGTTTGTTTTAATCTCCTTCACATCTGCAACTGTATATGTGTCCAACGCATACCACAATGCAGAGAATGTATGTGGGTCAATATTAAATTCATCATAGATTGCATTGCCCCTTGAATCCCTCTTGTATGTAAGGTCTTTCAACTCTCGGATTGTGTTCTTACATCTAGGGGAACAAACTATCTTGTTAAATCGTTTCATCTTCTTTGTGTTCTGTAAACGACTTCCGATGTACTTTTTCGCTCCATACATGTTGTACCCTTGCTGTCTGTAAAACTGAATTGTTTTAGGCTCTGCCGAATCTGCACAGATTGGTTTCTCACACCTTCCTGCTCTCTCTGCTACTGCACGAACATCTTGTCTCTGTGAAAATCTATCATCTGTTATCTGATTCATGTACACTTCATCATAAATGTACAACACTTTGTTTGCATCATCAACACAACAACTGATAAGTGCATTGTAACTCTCTTCAAAACCAAAGTCAAGTCCGAAGAAATGAAATTGTGCAGAAATACTGTTCACCTTCCGTTTGAACTCTCTGCTGTCCTTCGCAACAACAAAATTCGGAAGTACCCTTGTTCCATTCGCTCCAAACCTTCCCCATCTTGCAACAACCCACAGTTGTTTGTCTGTTCTCTTCAATCCATCCAGACGGCGAATGTACGAAACAGGAAGGAATGGGTTATCATCTGGTAAACTGTGGTGATAATAAACGCCATTCTTTTTGTTCACCAATGTTCTACGTTTGTAAAACTCTTCTGGACTTTGTATTGTTCTCTCTCTTCCCTTATCATCTGTATGCACAAAAAAGGTATTGTATACCCAATTTTCCTTGCCGACAGGGTTTGTTGTTAAGATAAAATGCAATGTCACCTTAGGCTCTCTGATACGCCCTAGCAACTCGGTATATGCTTCATAACGGATTTCGCTACACTCTTCCATCCAAACAATGCTGACACCGTGAATGGACTTGATTTTCTCCGTATTATCCATTCCTCGGAATATGATTCTTGAACCATTCGGAAAACGGATTTCCAAAGGACTAGAAATCGCAACCACTTTGTCCCCTTTTGGTCTGTGATTATTCCTCACTGCTTCATCTGATAGCAACCCCATCTTTTCAAGGATTTCTTTAAACAATGCGAAACAAGATTCTTTAATTGTTTCACGCACTTGTCTTACCACCAATGCTGTTCGTTTTTCTTCCAGAAGTTTTAGTATAATCTTCAATGCTACATGGTAACTCTTTCCGCTACCATACCCGCCCAATAACAGGTATTGTTCATAGTCCCAATCGGTTAGAAAAGAAGCAAATCTGTTTGACACTTCAATGTTCACATCCATGTTTGTTTGCTCCTTTGTTTTAATATGCACAAAACAGATAAGTGGCAAATGTACACAATCT